TCCTTAAGGAGACACAAATCAAATCAAGATGGCTAAAGAAAAATTAGAATACAAAATATTAAAAGACTTGTGTGCAGAATTAGATGAACAAGCACGAGAGTTAATTGATTATGGAAACTCTAAAGAAAAAGCAGAAGGATACGGAATGAAAACCGTGACTAAGGTAATTGAATTGAACTTACAATCGCTTTATAAAACTGAATCAAGATGAATCTTTACATTGCAAAGAACAAGCTAAATCAAAACGTAGCTATTCAATTCCAATACACAAGCACTAACTCTAAGGTCGGTGACAGTGTGCAAGTTTGGATACTTCCATTCAACTGGATAACACAAGGCAAGCAAGCAATGGACGATGACTCTGCTGCTTGTATGGACTGTCCTCACAGTAAGCGAGCGAACAAAACCTGCTACGTTCGAAAGGGAATGGCAGAGATGGGACTCAAGTCCAAGGTTAACTCACTGCACAATCAGTTCGTCAAAGGGAACGTGATGTTCCTAGATGTCTCGGACATAGCTGACAACGAGGTGGAGCAATGCCGAGGAAAGTTCGTAAGGTTTGGAGCATACGGTGAACCCGTACTCCTTGGAGAGGAATCAGTTCGAGCAATTGTAAATGCGGCATCTAACTTTTCTGGATACACACACCAATGGATGCACGAGGAGTATCAATGGGCATCGAGATTCTTTATGGCATCGGTAGAGACTGAAGCCTTGAGTCTGAAGTCACAGTCAAAGGGATGGCGTACGTTCAGAGTGATGGCAAAGACAGACCAAACATCTTCAATAGAAGTGATGTGTCCTGCGAGTAAGGAAGCAGGAAAAAAAGTAACTTGCAATGTATGTGGACTGTGCAAGGGTACGTCATCGAAAGCAAAATCAATATCAATCTATAAACACTAAGGGTATGCGCGGAATAATACTGTTTGCTGAAGGCAAAACAACTGGTGAACTTCAAGCGGAACTGAACACTTGGTCTCGTGAAAGCCTAATCGACTGGTTAACTTGGAATGATAGGAACGGAGTGTACAAAGACGAAGATTCTATGCGAGAGTTAGGAGTCATCCTCGGCAAGGAGGAAGCTATTCAGATAATGACCAATCAAATACTTCAACAATAACCGTCTCTTCAAGGAGACATAATACACAATAGCAATGGGAACAGAAACATTATTCTTAGTCCATCCCGAGGAAGAAAGCAGTGTGTTCGCTGCGTTCCTCAACATACACGAAGGGAACGGAAGAGTACTATCCTATCAGCACATAGGTCAACATTCAGAGTGCAGCCTAGAGTACATCGCTGAGTGCAGAGAAGCAACAAGGAATGAGTACTTGAGTTTACTAGATGAACTGGTGAACTTAGTTGGATACGATGACATACAAATTCTAAACAAAGACAAATGAAATCAATTCTAGTAGCAGCGTACGATGTACGCAATGAAGACGGCACGAAGTACGTGATGGTACAAGGTGACAGCGCATCAATCGTGAGCGAACAAGATGCAATCAATCACATCCTATACTCTGGTCAAATGCTATCTGACCTACCAAGGGTAGAGATGTTCGCAAGAAGATGTGATATCAGCGACAGACTGATGAATGAAGGGTACGTATGGGGCGATGGAACGTACTACTCCGAGACGAAGGACGATACTATTATCGAACTAAGGATTGACATAATCAGCGGAGCATATGACTTCGATGAGGTAGGCAAGGACGTGCTACTTGCTAAGAGTGACGATGAGTTAATTGACTACGCATACAACGAGGACATCTTCTGCTATACGGAATGGATTCCAAGTGAGGAGAGTGAGTTCACGATTGTGGTAAATGGAATAGAGTACGAAATAGAAAATGACTAACCGTCTCCTTGAGGAGACATAAATTAAATACAAAATGGAATCAGTAAGAGACAGAGTAATCAAGCACTATCGCACGGGCTATTGCGATAGATATGGACAGCTACCTACGGTTGACATCTACAGTATTATCAAGGACGAGTCTGAGATAGAGGAACTAGAGAAGCTTGTCGCAATCAATACGTATCGTGGAAGATTTGGAGCGTATAAAGGATTCTATCCTTGGAATCCGTTCAAGGATAAGGAGCTAGAGAAGGAATGCAAAGCAGCGTTTGCTCAGAATCCTGAGCGAAAGAATATGAATCAATGGTAACCGTCTCTTCAAGGAGACACAAATCAAATGTAGAATGTATGAGATAGGACAAAAGATTGTATGTGTAAAGACGCACTCGCAGGGTGTGGTCAAGGAAGGTCAGCTGTTCGTGGTGAAAAACCTAAGGCTGTGCGTGAACTGTAAGGTTCTAGATATAGATGTGGGGATACGATTGGAATCTAGGATGGCGTGTTCTTGTGGATGCGTAACCTTTACCCAAGCGTGGTGGCTACATCACTTCCTATTCAAACCGTTGGACGAACTGTTCAATGAGGAGATAGCTGAACTAATGACGGAGGTAAATGAGAAGGCTCCGTTCGAATTATAATCACTAATAAAAAAACAACAAGACAATGGGATTCTTTTCGTGGAAAACATCAGACTCAGACAAGTCCATCAGCAATGAGGACTCTAGCAGAGGAGCAGGCAGAGTGTATATGCTAACGCCAACGCATCGTTACGTAGAGGACAGCTACGAGGGATACGGAGTGTTCGGTGGCAAGGACTACTACGAACTTGTCTATGAACTGAACAAGGACAAGTACGTTGGCAATGATAGCCAAGAGAGTAGGAGCAAGGGAATTGATATGTGCTTTGACAAAAATCTAGAGGGCAAGCTGGTCCTACCAAGGTTTGCTGAGAGCGAAGCATACGAGTGGGCAGACCTACAAGACAGTGAGAACTGTGAGCATCAAGGATTCTTTTACGATGACGAAGACAACTAAGATTAACTATGAAAAACTTAACATCAAAACAGATAAAGGAAAAGTCTAACTACGCACTCGAAGAAAGACTAGACTTACTGACAAGGATATTCAATCTCTTTGAAACGTACCGTCACGTCATTGATCCCGATGAAAGGTTAGTATCAATGGTGCTGAGTGAAAAGAAAGACATCGCAGTTGAACTGGATGAAAGAGAACTCAAGCTCGATGAAATAATAAAATCTATTAAGCAACAACTCAATTAAATCAACAACAAAATGACAACACCATTTCAACACTTCATCACACTTGCGCAGCGAGTACTTGATGCGACAAGCATTACAGAACCTATCGGGAATCCGTGTGAGGGTATAGATTACTTGTCTAAAACATCCATTCGTTTTAATAAGTATCCGTTTGACTGTCGAGTTCAATTAATAGAATACCAAGGATTCCAAACGTCAGTTGATATTTCATTTACCTCTCCATTAGATGCGGACTACAATGAGTTCGACCAACTGTTCATCGAATGGACAAAGAATGTAGATGACTTCCTAGCATCTAACTCACCACTGCTAATCGATAACCAAATCAAATCAATACTAAAGAAATGAAGTACGCAATCTACAAGCACTCAGAAAACGAAGTCGATATAATCCTAGAGGACGGAGGCGTAGCTACCGTTCACCATAACGGAGAGCATCTGCTTACTACCTACTACCAAGACAGAGTCCACGCAATTGACGATGAGATGTGGGATGTACTAGCCGATGGCAATACCTATACGAAGGATTGGAATGACAAGCAGGTCGTGGATGCAGAGGTCATTGACGATGCAATCGATTGGCTATGCCCATTCACAAGTAATGTAGAGGAAGTTTCTTACGAATCAATAAAGGAGATAATCAATGGCTAAGTTTGTATCAAAGTTAATCGGACTATCACTACTAGCAATCGCTGTGCTGCTTGTCCTATCAGTAATAACCGAACTAATAAATACACTCTGATAACGATGGTAACAAGAAAGCTTCTACTTGAATATGGATTCGATAACATTGACGAGTTCTTTGATGACATCATTGAGAAGAAAGCATCTGGTGACGATGTCTCTTCAATGAGACAGTTCGAGATGCTATCTGAATCACAGCAGCAAAGGTTCTTCAACTACCTAGACACGCTGTACCACTACGAGCAGGAAGATAATATGGAACTAATCAACACACTAAACTTCTTCGGCTATGACAGACTCTAGATTCAGAGTGCTATACGGAAACATCCACATAAGAACGGTGTCCGCAAACACAAAGCAAGAAGCTATTGACAAGGTAATCAAGTCAATGAAGGGAGTAAACATTAACCACAATAAACTAGTAGCATATGAATGCAAGTAACGTATCTGTAGCGCAAGCAAAGGAGATACTAAAAAGAAACGGGTACTACATCGACAACCTATGGCACATCAACGATGTGGTTGGGGGCAACCCCGATGAGGAGGGGCTAAGGATAAACGGAAAGATCTGTGACGATAGCCTAGCGATGATGATACTGGATAAATCTATTAGGTCACCACGCATAACTGAGGAGATATTTGAAGCAATAAAAATGACCATTGAAGAACTAGAAAACGAGGACTAAAGTTATCAACAACACTGCAACTGTACTTCATTTATACTACATTTGTACTGCACTAATTAAACAAAATGAAAAGAGACGTATTCACACGCTATGTAGAGGCGGTATGTTCAATCTACAACACAACCCCCGAAGTATTATTCACGAACGGAAAGCACACCTTCAGAGATGCAAAGAACATCCTGCTCTACGTGTGCCTCAACAAGCACATCAGACAGTCAGAGATTATTGATTGGACTCAAGAGTTCTACAACATCAAGCTTACTAGAAACTCAATATCAAGGACTAGGATATTCGCTTACGTGCAGAACCTAATCGATAAGGATGAGGACTTCAATAAACTAATCAGCAAAATCAATTCAATTTAATACAATCACACAATGGAACAAGACAAGACAGTGTTTGAGATTCTAAGTGGAATCAATGTCAACGACAAGACAGAAAAGAAAAACGATTTGACCTACCTATCCTGGGCTTGGGCTTGGGCTGAGGTAAAGAAGATTCACAACGACTGCTACTACGAGGTGGTAAAGTTCAATGGATTGCCATACGTACACGATCCGTTGACGGGGTATATGGTATACACCAAGGTAGAGATTGACGGAGTTAGTCACGAGATGTGGTTACCCGTGATGGACGGTGCTAACAAGGCGCTCAAGTCTGAGCCGTACACTTACAAGTCTACCAAGTGGATAGCAGGTAAGCGAGCTGATGTTGACAAGACGGTTGAGGCAGCGACAATGACCGACATCAACAAGACAATTATGAGATGCCTTACTAAGAACCTTGCGATGTTCGGTCTCGGATTGTACATCTATGCTGGTGAGGATATGCCCGAGAGTACTGAGCAGACACCTAAGGAAACTCCAAAGGAAAAGCAAGTAGCCCCTGCATCACAAACGTCTGAGCTAGTTGAGTTAACTATCGACGATGCAAACTGGTCCAAGGTAAAGATGTACATCGATTCGAATCCATCCCTTGACTACGACACAATCATCAAGCAATTGGAACGCAAGTACAAACTCAAGGCTGCGGTTAAGAAAGAAATCAAATCACTAATCACTACAAAGTAAGATGCTAGAAGAACAAAAATCTCGAATCATAGAACAACTCAAGGATGATTCAGAGTACTACCGTGGAATCGGTAAGTTCTACCTATCCAACTCAGACATTGGGGTTCTCCTTTCAAATCCCCAACTCTTTGGCAAGACAAGGGATGACAATAAGAACTTCGCTGAGGGGAGATTGTTTCACCAACTACTTCTTGAACCCGAGAAGGCAGCCGACACAATGTACGTGGACTGTAGCACGAGAACAACAAACATCTACAAGGAGTTTGTTACCGTCAACAACCTAGACTTTGCTCTGCTCAAGAGCGAGTACGACAACATCGTTGGGCTGACGCAAGTGATGAAGAAGAACATCAAGTTCTTTGATGACATCTACGCTGATGGCAATCAAGTAGAGAAGCCTGCTATCGGTGAGATCTGCGGACGTATGTGGAAGGGGAAGACGGACATCGAGTGCAATGACTTCCTCATTGACCTTAAGACCACATCAGACATCGCATCGTTCAGATGGTCGGCAAAGAAGTACAACTACGACAGCCAAGCTTACATCTACCAACGACTGTTCGGAAAGCCACTGGCGTTCTATGCCATCGACAAGGTGACCAAGCAAGTCGGCATCTACCACTGCTCGGATGAGTTCATCAAGGGTGGAGAGGACAAGGTGCGTATGGCTGTTGAGGTACACGAGAAGTACTTCGGAGCAAGTGCCACTGAGGATGTGGAGAATTACTTTATCAACGAAACGCTTTAAAAATTCGTATCTTTAAAGAGACACTGAGGTGGTGAGTTTAGCCCTAAAGATTCACCCCTCAGTTTACAAATAGATTAGGGCAACAAAAAAACAAAGGACAAAAATGTCACAGTCAAATGAAACAGACAAGGTGTTTGCAGATGGATTCATCTTCAAGAGAAGTGAGAAGGCTCCGGACTTCGTTATCGGAAGACTATCGCTAAAGGCAAGCGAAGCAATCGCGTTCATCAACGAACACCAAAAGAATGGTTGGGTAAACCTAGACATCAAGAAAGCACGAAGTGGAAACTACTACGTTGAACTCGACACCTTCGAATCAACAAAGTCAAATGACGCTTCATCTGGTAAGCCAAGTGCAGCAGCACCACAAGCAAGTGCGAGTGAGGAGGAAGACCTTCCCTTCTGATAATCAGACACATACAATTAAAAGAGGGGAGTCACTTCCCCTTTTTTATCCCATTAAGTATGACGGAATGTCGAAGTGAAGTCTCTATATATCTCTATATATATATTTACTATACTACTATTATTTATTAATTTACATTAAAGAAATAATTGACATAACTGTCATAGTCTATATAAACCAACTAGTTAAGTAACATAAAATCGTAATAGTTATGACATCAACTGTCACAATCTTCCAAAGCATACGTGAAACGGACACTCCGTTCTACCGTGAGGTTGGAAAAATACTAGAGAGAATCAAGGAGGGATCATCAAAGGATATCGTCAAGAAGATTAGAGCAGAGAAGAGAAAGCCCGAGAGAAACGAATTGAAGAAGCAGCTACCTGCCATATGCTTTAGTGGAAAGTTCACTAAGAGAGCGGACAGTGCAGTCGTTGACCACTCGGGATTGATATGCCTAGACTTCGATGGGTATGAGAAGCAGAAAACATTGCTCCAAGACAAGGAGAACCTAAGCAAGAACAAGTACGTGTTCTCAGTATTCATATCACCATCTGGAAATGGATTGAAGGTTCTCGTTAAGATTCCTGCTGACATCGAGAACCACATCAACTACTTCAACTCACTTGAGAAGTACTTCAACTCAACCTACTTCGACAAGACATCAAAGAACATCAGTAGAGTTTGCTACGAGTCATACGATCCGCTCATCTACGTGAATGACAACTCATCGATATGGGATCTCATTGAGGAGCCGGAGTACAAGGAGGTCACAAAGCATAGGGACATACCAACCATTCCAATCACTGACGAGAATAGGATCGTTGATATCCTGGTCAAGTGGTGGTACAAGAAGTATCCAATGGTTGAGGGACAAAGGAATCAGAACGTGTACGTCTTGGCAATGGCGTTCAATGACTTCGGTATAAACAAAAGTTTAGCATCCTATGTACTGAACAACTATGCCTCTGACGATTTCTCGATAGCCGAAATTCAACGAACTATAGACTCGGCATATCAGAACACCCAAAACTTCGGAACGAAGTACTATGAGGACGAAGAACGTGTCAACTCTATAAAGGCAAAGTTGAGGAGGGGCATATCAAAAAAAGAGATACGCCATCAGCTACAAGAATCCCACCTAGATGGCGAGACGATCGATTCAGTTCTGCTAAAGGTTGAGGAGGAGAATGCAAAGCAAATCTTCTGGACTAAGAACGATAAGGGAATCATCAAGGTAATGCACGTTTTCTTCAAGCACTTCCTAGAAGACTCGGGGTTCTACAAGTACTGCCCCGAGGGTGGAAAGAACTACGTGTTCGTTAAGGTCACCAACAACTTGATTGACCACACCTCAGAGAAGGAGATTAAGGACTTCGTTCTAAACCATCTGCTTGAACTCGATGACATCAGCGTGTACAATTACTTCGCTGACAACACGAGGTTCTTCAAGGAGGAGTTCCTATCAATGCTCTCAACGATTGACATCTACTTCATTGAGGACACCAAGGATAGTGCATACCTATACTACAGAAACTGCGCAGTCAAGGTGACCAAGGATAGCATAGTGCCAATCGATTACCTAGACCTTGGCGGTTACGTTTGGAAGGATCACGTTATTGACAGAATCTTTTCCATATGCAGCGTGACCGGTAGGTGTGACTTCAGAAAGTTCATCAGCAACATCAATGGTGGTGACGAGAACAGAGTGAAGTCAATGGAGAGTACGATCGGATTCTTGATGCACGGATACAAGAGCCTATCGTTTTGTCCTGCGGTTATACTGAATGACGAGGTCATCTCGGATAACCCCGAGGGTGGAACGGGCAAGGGATTGTTTATGACTTCACTAAGCAATATGAAGAAGACCGTGACCATTGATGGCAAGGCGTTCAACTTTGAGAAGTCATTCCCGTACCAACTTGTATCAGCCGACACACAGATACTTGTGTTCGATGACGTTAAGAAGTACTTCGACTTCGAGAGACTGTTCTCGGTTGTCACCGAAGGACTGACGCTAGAGAAGAAGAACAAGGACGCAATTAAGATTCCATTCAGCAAGTCACCGAAGATTGCCATCACTACCAACTACGCAATCAAGGGAGCAGGCAATTCATTTGCCCGAAGGAAGTGGGAGCTTGAGTTTCATCAGCACTACAATATGAGCTTCACCCCAAGGGATGAGTTCGAGAAGGACTTGTTCACGGATTGGAACGATGAGGAGTGGTGTGAGTTCGACAACTATATGATCAACAACTTGAAGACTTACTTAAGCACGGGTCTTGTGAAGTCTAAGTTCGTGAACTTAAAGATCAGGCAGCTGTCAGCAGAAACTTGCCACGACTTTATTGAATGGTGTGGACTGACCGATGGCAACGAGGAGAACAAGGCGCTAGAGACTGGAGTAAGAAGTTACAAGCAGGATCTATACAACGACTTCATAGCTGAGTACCCCGACTACGGTCCGAAAGCAAAGATGACAATCAGCAGGACTAGGTTCTACAAGTGGGTAATTGCATTCGCCTTATTCAAGGAGGGACTAACTCCGGAGGAAGGAAGGGATATGAATGGAAGATGGGTTAGAATAAGAAAGAGAAACGAATCACAATCAAATACAGAAACAGTATGAGTAAGAGGGTACTTGTTGCTTGCGAAGAAAGCCAAGCAATCACCAAAGCATTTAGAAAGATAGGCATCGAAGCCTACTCCTGCGATCTACTTCCGTGTAGCGGTGGTCATCCCGAGTGGCACTTCCACGGTGACGTGTTTGATCTGCTAAGGGTTATGAAGTTTGACCTAATGATAGCGCACCCACCGTGTACATTCCTAGCTGGAAGTTCGGTGCAGTGGCTATCGCATCCCGAGGACAAGGCTCTAGATTTTGACGAGAGAAGACCACATCCGTTGTATCCAAACAGAAGAAAAGATATGATGGACAGTGTAGAGTTCGTGAAGAAACTTTACAACGCTGACATCGATAGGATAGCAATTGAGAATCCCGTTGGCTTGCTGTCAAGCAGATGGAGAAAGCCCGACCAAATAGTTCAGCCGTATCACTTCGGTGACGAGGCAACTAAGACTACGTGCCTATGGCTGAAGAACCTTCCAAAGCTAGAGCATACGGATGTTGTTGGTAAGGGTGACAGAACTACCTTTGCTAGTGGAAAGTCGCACCCGTCTTGGTACGCTGATGCATTGGCAAAGGCAAAGACCAAGGAGGAAAGGCAGTCACTAAGAAGCAAGACGTTTCAAGGTATGGCTGATGCGATAGCCGATCAGTGGAGCAAACTTATTTAACAAACAATAAAAGTAAAATGAAAACCACCACCCTATTCTTGTTGATGCTTCTAGCATCTTGCACACCATCAACTTGGTTCGATAACATTCCGAGTCAAGTTCAAAACCAAAACTCTGTTGATCAAGTTCCTCCAATCCTACCACAAGATATCTTGTACGATGAGGATGGCAACGTGATCCCTGATTTTATCCCTGCACTGCAGCCATTCGTAAACGAGGGGTGCAATACGGCTTGGGATAATCTGTCAGCAATCATACAACCCGATGGTCAAGTAGTGTACTTCATCTCTCTGCCCGACTGGACAGCGGATAGCACAGACTACGACAAGGATAGGTTCACGTTCATCTATCAGTCAAGGAATCCTTGGTACGGGATCTACCCCGAGGAGAATCCATACACTATGATGCAGGTGAATTGGTACACGCTGCCAATCGATGACTACGGATCCCTAACTTGTCAAGGCGTACAAGAGATTAGAACTTGGGTACTCGACGAGCTGACCGGCAGATGGTATATGAATAGTCAGATCTGTTGGGCTGCACTACTATGCAATGGGCAGGGTGACTGCCCCGATAACGGATGGACAATCAATGACGTGGAGTATACACCATACCAATCTGGATACATACACCTTGTAGAGGGAAACATTTCTGAATTTTAATAATAATCAAATCACAATCACAATGAGACAATCATCATCAGTAACAGAACAGAAGTACGCAGCATTCATAGATGACTGCCACAGTCAGACAACCTTTGACGGACAAGATATGCTACGAAAGCACAAGGTTGACGGTTCACTTATCAGTACACTAGCTTCAATGGGGCTTGTTGCAACAGTAGAAAGGGGAGTGTATAAGTGGGTAGGAGAGTTTGATCTAACACCTTGGAACACCGCAGTTATCATAGACACTCACAGAGAAAAGGCTAAGTCGTACCGAGCAAAGAGAGAGGGGCGCAAGGAACAAACCAACTTGTTCACTAAGCAGCAGAAACCTAGCATCACTGAGCAGCAAGCGGTTGACTTCCTCAAGTCTATTGGTGGCTACGAGATTTACAAGGTAGAACGAAAGCAAGTATAACAAGATGAAACAAACGGTAGTACAGTGGCTAGTCGAGCAGGTTAATGCCGACTGCCACAACTCAACCTTCATTAGAAAGGAATTGGTTGATCAAGCAGAAGCAATGTTTGAGGAGCAGATAATTAATTCATTTGATGAAGGTAAAAGTGATGGTTATAAAACTGCAAGAGAGTGGGATGAAATGATTATATGGTTATCAGCAGAACAATACTACAACGAAACATACGGAGGTGACAAATGAAAGCAAAAGAAAAAGCAGAAGAGTTAGTGAAGGAAATGTACAAGGCTCATTCTAATTCAGCAAGTCTAATAACTCTATACTTTGCAAAGCAATGTGCATTGATAGCGGTAAAATTTGCAAAAGAAAATATACTTAACACAGATGGTTACAATAAGTATTTGGATGAGGTTAAACAAGAAATAGAAAATATTGGAGGTGACGAATGAGTGATCCACTATCGCCACAAAGATTCTTGAATCTCGTAGCAAGAGTCAGGCACGTACAAAAGACTTACGAGAAGGGAGACCGATCAGTCTCCGGAAAGAAGAAGCAACTAGAGAAGGAGCTTGACGAAGAGCTTACCAAATACATAAATCCAAATGAAATTAAACAACAAACACTATTTAGTTAAGATGAAAACAATGAATAAATTGATGAGTTTTTTTGGGGTTATAGCATTAACCCTTGTAATGGCATCCTGCTCAAAGGATGAAGAATGTAACTGTGGAATCATCGTTAGTGATGGTATCACCGGTGACTGCAGTTGGTTAGATATCAGAAATGATTGCACCAATAACACAAAGAGATTTTGTTTTGATGAGTACACCTGGGCAAATAACTACGTAGGTGACAACTTCTGTGTTACAAACGAATCTCAATGGTAATATCATTGCCACCTCTAGGAAACTAGGGGTGGCTAACCACACTACACTATGGAACTAAGAGATTATCAACAGTCAATTTGTGACGAAGCCACTAGGATAGTAATGGACGAAGGGTTCGTGTACTTATCTATGGAGGTACGAACCGGAAAGACAATCACTGCGCTATCCATTGCAGATAAAATAGGAAGTGAGCTAGTACTATTTGTAACAAAGAAGAAAGCAATAAGCTCGATCGTGTCAGACTACAACGAGCTGAAGCCATCGTTCGCAATCTGTGTGATAAACTACGAGAGCCTTCATACTATTGACCCCGATATGAATTGGGACTTACTGATCTGCGATGAAGCTCACGGTATGGGTGCGTTCCCGAAGCCTAGCAACAGAGCCTTAGCAATTAAGTCCATCGTATCAAAGACTAAGTGCAAGGTCATCCTCTTATCCGGAACACCGACACCCGAGTCCTACTCGCAGATATACCATCAAGTTTACTCGATCCCTGGAAATCCATTCTCCAAGTACAAGAACTTCTACAGATTCTGTGATGACCACGTCAACGTAACTCAAAGACCAATCAACGGATTCCAAGTAAAGGACTACAGCAGAGGACGCGACTCCATTATGAACTTGATGCAGCCGTATATGATCTCGTACACGCAGCAAGAGGCAGGGTTCGCATCGGTGATTGAAGAGAAGATCTATAGGGTTGACCTAAAAGAATCAACCTATAAGTTGATTGATGCGCTCAAGAAGAACCTAGTCATCCAAGGAAAGGAGGAGGTTATCCTTGCGGATACACCGGTAAAACTTATGACCAAGCTGCATCAGCTATGCTCGGGAACAATAAAGTTTGAGAGCGGAAGCTCTATGGTGATTGATGATTCAAAGGCTACGTTCATACACAACAACTTCTGTCTGAATAAGATTGGGATATTCTACAAGTTCAAGGAGGAACTGAACGCCATCAAGCAGGTGTATGGTGATGGGATTACCACGGAACTAGACGAGTTCAATTCAACCGGCAAGAGCATAGCACTTCAGATTGTATCGGGCAGGGAGGGCGTGTCGCTGAAGAATGCTGACTTCATTGTCTACTACAACATCGACTTCAGTGCTACTAGCTACTGGCAGTCAAGGGATAGGATGACCACAAAGGACAGGCTTCAGAACAATGTGTTTTGGATCTTCTCAAACAATGGAATCGAGGACGATATCTACAAGGCTGTGTCCAAGAAGAAGGACTACACGCTATCTCACTTTAAAAGAACAATCAAGTGAAGAAGAAACAGACCGAGCAACCCATACAAGCCGCGATCATAAAGGATCTAGAAGGCAAGGGCTACTATGTGATCAAGCTTTCACTGACCAACAAGAATGGGATACCCGATCTGATAGCGATACCAAACAACTCGGACGTTCTATTCGTTGAGGTGAAAAGACCAGGTGGTAAATCAAGTCCGCTCCAAGAGTACAGAAAGAAAGAACTTGAATCAAGAGGTATAAACGTAGTAACAAAGGACAGTGCAAAATGAATAATCAAGAAATAAAATTGGTTGCTAAAATTGTTAGCAATGTAACCGGAATGGATTTGAAGTTAATGAGAAGACTCAGACCGGTTGTCGAAGCTAAGATGTGCTTCTCAAAAATCTTAAGGGAGAGAGGACATACGTACAATTCAATAGGAAACTTTCTCGGGAAAGATCATTCTAGTATTATATACTACGAAAAGGCATTCAATAAGCTGTACAAAACCGACAAGAGAATCACAAAAATGTACGACGATTGTATGTCTATCTTTGCAGAAGAACTTGGGTATTATCCTGGTGAGGCAAAGGACATAGAGGTTAACAGCAGCGAGGACGTTAGCGAAAACAAAAAGCTGAGGAAGATTATACGCAAGTACAGCAGGCTAGGATATATCATTGATGTAATTGCAAAGTACACACCACCTGGAGAAGAAGAAGAAGTAGAGTTCTTTTTGCAGCAGGTATTCAAGGAAAGACAGAATGGAAAATAACAAGAAGCTAGAAATCGATAGGGCTTGGAGAATATCAATTCTGACCCAAGAATACCACGACTCTATTACTTGTCTGTACGAAAGCTTGGTTGATAAGGATACCAAGGAATCGAAGCGCATCGCTATATCCGTTATTCTTGAAATGAAAAATCTAATCAAATCAATAGACGATGACATCCGAACTTAAGAGGAGAGAGTCTGTAGCTATAGACTTATTCTTAAAGATCACAAGGTTCTCTTACGTATTTGCTGATCCGTTCTATAGGATTACCAATAAGGATGGTATAACGCAGGCTTATGTCTACGTGGTTCCTAGATTTAAAATGATCTACAATGCGTACCCACTTCCAATACCAATCAATTACGTGTCAAGGCTCGTTGACAAAAGGATTAAGCCCATTGTGATTTGGTCCTGCGACGATGGGATAATGTACGCACAGATAGATAAGCTGAACGGAGCAGTCAGAATGGGTGGTGATCCACACAGTCCGACTGAACTCCATTGTTACTATGACAAGCAGAAGGCAATCAAGTACGTCAAGCACAAGTAGTCTCATTGAAGAGACTACCTGCGAAGCTTGCTCTTTATTGCGTCTTCCTTTCTTTTCTTTATCATCTCCTTGCGATCCTTAATCCTCTTCTCTTGCTGCTCCTTTGCAGGATTTGATTTGTACATCTTGTTGTATAGATCTGGATAGTACTTCTTCATCAGCTCCTTGCTCATAGGTGGTTCGCTAGAACCCTTGTCATCATCTCTGAGCGACTGATAAGTGTAGTCATTCACTGCCTTATTGATGTCCTTGTACAGTGGAACTAGTCCGAGTGTGCCTGCTATCTTAAGCGGAATCATAACATTTGTTTCTATATCACTTCGCTCGATAGCTTCCTTCTCCTTCTTTGGTTCTTCTGCTATCTTCTTGATAACAAAAATACCAGTTCCAATAGCAGGAGCAAGCGGTCCAGCGACACTTTGAATCATCTTCTCAGCCTTCATTTTGCTTGGGTCTTGCGGAATGATAGACATCTGCATACTATCCTTATACGGATCGTACTCTCCAGTTCTCAAGTCCTCTAGGTAGTTAGCATTTACATACTCGACACCGTAGTTCAGTATATTTCTAGCTACGTTACCGAAGTCCCTACCAACTAGCAATGACGTAAGGGCAGAACCAATTGACTGACCAGCCAATTGAAGCGCTGTCTTCTCTTCATCCTCATCGTCGTACTCGAATCCTAAAGCGCCAAGAACAAGTGATGTCATTGTACCACCAAGAACCTTTGTAAGCATAGTGTACACCATCATCCTTGATGTTACCCCTGCTAGTATAGCAGCTCCTCTCATTGGAGAGATAGTTCCATTTCCAACTAGTGCGTTTATAGCTGTTCTAGATGCTAGGTATTCATACGTAACGAACCTAGTCATATAGTTGTTGAAGATGTTCATTGATCTAGCGAACGCATTCTGATTAGGTTTTATAACACCCTTCAATATTCCGGTGTATGCATTATCAGAAGCACCAGCCATAACGCTTGCGTCATCAGCAACCTCTCTAGATCTAGCAATAGCATCCTTATACTTTTCCATATAAGCCTTGTCATTACTAGCAATCTTTTCGAAGTCTACATTTGATCCGGTCACTTTCTTGAACTCGTTAGCAAATGACCCGAACCAAATTGGACGGATAATCATTTTATCCGGAGTAGAAATAAGAGTATCAGCAATGAACTCTACGCTGTTCACGTACTTCTTCGCAGTCATATTATAAATCTGCTGCATTCTATTGACTACATCAGCCTTCGCTCTGGTATCACTCATTCCTGCAACTTGAGATAGCAGATTGGAATCGATTAATTTTCCACTAAGCGTCTGACCAGAGTAAACTCTGTTTGATTGAAAGCTATCTGAGTTCAACATAACGTCAAGACCAGCTGAAGACATAATAATATCTCTATACTTATACGCTGTAGCCATTGCATTTAGATCAACGATTGTAGCGTAGGCTAAGTTTGACGCAAGCTCTGCGGTTGCTCTAGGTATACCTGCTAGTGCGGCACGGTATCCATTCTTTGATAGGATATTAATAGCTTTAGCCGTGATCGAATCATCAACAAAAGAATTAAGCAACAAGTTCTCAGTAGCTTCATCGTAAGCCATAGATATTGCGTTAATAACTTTTTGCTCATCCTCAGTTATTCCGTCCTGCTTCTCTTCTAAGTTCTTCTCTACTTGTTTGATAGTTTGCTTTGCCTCTCTAATAGCAGGAGTCATATAGTAATCCACAAGAACGCTAGTAGATCCCTTTTTAACAGCAGCGTAGAAGTCAAAATTCAATGGCGATACCTCACCGGTTCTAGACACAAGTGACATAGACTTAGATGATGGTCTTGTTGAGTTTTGATAATCAGTAACGACTTGAGACGCAGAAGCTATATCGCTCTTGTTATCCTCCTTTATTGTGTTAAGGTGGATGTGATTGTTAATCGCGGTGAACTTCTCACCTCGAATTACAACTGCAGTAAACTCAGCCTTATCCACAATAGACTTATCAATAGCCTGGGCTACTCTGATTGCTTTCTTCTCTGCTGAGTTGAATGAATCGTATAGTTTTTTTATGTCAATCTCACCATTAGTAGAGTATTCCTTTTTTATTTTCTCAAGGATAGCAGTATCCTTCTTGGAGAATTTTGTTTTACCCTTTTTTATAGCTGCAACTGTAGCATCAATAAACTTAGACGCAGGATTAACGGATTTGCTTCCCTTGTTCGACTCATACTCAAGCTGTATCATATACGCATACATCTTGAACGACGATTCAACAAAAGCATTTCCATTATTGTTCAATGATTTTAACACAGCTTCTGCCGCATCGTCCATTCTTTGCCTAATGCTATTAGTTCCTGCTTTCAGTTTAGCTTGAGCTTGCGTAGACTTTCTGAATATGTTATCAAAGATTGGTCTGCTCATAAAATTACCAAGGGTCTTGTCAATGTCTAATAGAGTACCTCTTCTTATGGCTTGTAGAACCGTGTCTCTTTTCTTAGAGAACAAGCTCTTTGCTCCAGCCACAGCCTTAGAGATTACAGCAATGCCAGACTTACTTATAGCCTGCGTTACCGGTGCAGCATTAATTATACTAGATAGCTTGCTTTTAACACGGTATGCATACGATGGCATATAGCCATTGTTGATTGTCTGAATCAACTTGTACAGATTGTTCAGCTCACTATTAGTCAGCGACTCTATAGCATCTGTCTTTATAAGTTCAGCGAGATCCTTACCAAGCTTCTTCTCGTCCTCGCTAAACATATCCGATAGCACGATAGAAGAACGCTTGATAGAATCAATAAGCGCTTTCTTCTCTTCTTGCTGTTTAGCAGCCTTAGCATCTTGATCAGCTTGAGACACAACCTTATTCGCATCCTTGATAGTCTTGTTTATGCTTCGCTTGTTGTCTCGCATAAACTCATAATCCTCAACAGTGATTAAGTCATCCTTTAGCATAGCCTTCGTTGTTTCGGAGTAGTTTAGTACACCGTTCTCATCAAAGACTTTGTTTTCAAACTCATCTAGTATCATAGACATCTCTGTTATTTTGTTTGACTTTTCGTCTACAGATAACAACACCTTATTGACATCATCTATAACACTTGATCTCTCAGCAGGAGTAATAACAGCTCCGCTTTGAGCAAACATCTTCACTACATTTTCATAGGTAGAAAGCACATCATCCGGAACAAAGCTAGGATTGATTGCAAGCATTCTCCTTAATGGTGCTTGAAGATTCCTAGCGATACCAATCTTCTTGTCTATGTTATTCTTTGCCTTTGGAATCAGGGATGAAAGCTTGCTGATTCTATCTGCGTACTCAGCGTCAGAGAATACCTTTTTCATATAGGTAATGAAATCATCAACAGAGTCTTCATCAAACATATTCACTCTGCTAAACTTCTTCATCACGACAGCAGCCTGGATAAGAGTTATTTTCTTTTTAGACGCAAGCTCTCTCATTTCATTAGAAAGGGCTTTCCCTTTTGCGGTCCAAGCTTTCAAGGCGTTCTTAGCACCCCTCTCGTAATCCATCAATTGCTTCTTGATTAGATCAGCTTCAGCTATAGTAATCTTTTTAATATTGCTTATGCCAGTTACAATAGTGTACGCAGATGGAGCAGACTTCTCACGCTTCTTAAATGCTCTTCTTACTGCTCTTATTAGTTGTTCCTGCTGAACATTAGTGGCGTTAATATAAATATCCTCTGACTTTATAATCTCAATTAAGCTATCAAGAGCTTCGTTTGTTTCCGTCCTTCCTTTTTCTATCGCGCTCTTAGCCTCTTCCCTTACGATTGCCATAAGCGCATCGTACCCAGGGAGAGTCTCCTCGGATAGCGTTGACCTTGACAATGTGGTTGTCGCTCCCTTAAACGCAGCGTCTATCTCATCGGCTGTGAATCCTCTTCTTGTCAATGAGATGGCAATTGCCTTGTCGGATATACCACTTGCTCTACCCCTTTCGATTATCGATGCGATAGAGTTGACGTTGTTTCCAGCAGACAGTCTCGCCTTACTCGCTTGTTCAGCTTGACTTGCCGAGAACTTTGCACTGACTTCAGACCCCTTGAATAAGTCCGCTAGACCAATGTTGATGAACTCGTCTATGCTCAAGGTCTTGATCTGATCGTAGGTTACACTCTTTGAGTTAGCAACGAACGTCTCCTTGATGAACTTGAACGTAGCATTCATCCAAGATAAGAACCCTGCCTTCTTAGCCGAGTTGATTATCGTAGATCCCTTTGTAGCCATAAGCTCAACTAGCGCCTCCTCCTTGGCAAGCTCGGTATCACCGTACTTTTTGATAGCTTCTTTATGCTCCTTGGTTCCTTCAACCAAAGACAAACCCTTCTTCAATAATTCAGTTCCCTTCTTTCCAGAAGCATCTGATCTCAAGTAGTCGATCCATATGTGACCGAACTCGTGTATTGGTGTAGCTAGTGATCGCTCGCTTGGATTGATATAGATCTTTCCTCCCTTGGTCACACCATAGATTACCTTTCCTTCCTTGACTCTCTTTCTAACGGTCTCGTCCTTGAGGATTTCATCGAACTCCTCTTGAGTTGTAGCTACGGATACGTTAGGAAAAGCGAATCGCAATTTACCTATGAGCAAATTGAGATCATCAATCTGCCCCTTCATAATTCTAGCACCTCTAAACGCCTTGTCCACAAAGAACGCACCGCCAACCTGAGCCGCCACCTTTTCAGGATCCGGATAACTTGCCTTCTTGCCAGCGGTCTTCTTGAATATACGAGATGCCTTAGCCTTGAACTCAGGGAATACTTCAACACCCTGCGTTGGGTTACTTATAGTAGCAATCAATCTACCCTTTGGACCAAATCCATAGTTCGGATGGTTCGTAGCCTTAACCTCTGGGTTAAGCACATCTATTCCAACAACAGCTACCGTGTCACCTTGCTTTGCTTTAAGCATAGACGGCTCACCTATGGCGTTGTATAAGAAGTCTGTAGTAAAGTACTCTGACTTGAAGTTCTTAACTCCGTTCATAAGCGCTTTGATTGGCGCTAGGCTTGGAGTTTTTGGAGATCCCTTAGAATAAACTAGAGAGAATACGAACGATCTAACCGGAAGAGACATCGCGGCATTATCGCCCTTGGCTCTCTTATTAGATTCTTCAACCACGCTATTAAGAAGACCGTCAAGAGTTGTGATCTTGTTGTTCTTAATGTGGTTTAGTACAATGTATGATAGGATTCTCTCCGTCTTGTTTTCAAGATACTCAACCGCTTCGTCCGTTGTCTTCTTTTTCTTTACTGCATTAAGTACGGTCTCTACCGACTTTCTTTTCTTCTCGATAGACTGAGTCTCCTCACTAGCAAGCATCTCCTCTAGTGCCTCTACAATCTCTTCCTTGGTAGAGAACTCACCGCTCGTTACTGATGAGTTGAAATCAACAAGCCAAGATGCAGCCGAGTCGTTGTCAACCTTCTTGGAAAGAACATCCTTCAATGAGTTGAGCGCATCCTTTCTATTCTTTGTTGGAAGCGATGCCACGTATGGGGCAAGCCATCTGAACGCAGCCTCGTTAGAGTTTACTGCAGTATCACCCATCCTCATAATCACCATAGGAACGTGTCCCATTGGCAATTTACCTTCCTCCCATAATCTATCGAACAGTTCCTTGTTCTTATTGTACAGAGCGATAGCTTCATTCATTTGATTCTCAGCTCCATTTCTCTGTACGCCAGCCCAAGCTAGATCAGTATTACCACCGAACGCACCGAAGAGTATACCACCGTTCACCTTCATCGGGTTACCCATAGAGTCGGTGTAGGTTCCGGACCCAAGGATATCAGACATACCAAGTATGACTGGCATTCCATTGAAGTCTTCGATGCGCTTGTTGAGTTCATCTATCGACTTCAGACCGAGTGCCTTCACTAGATCAGCGCTATCCTGCTCCTTAGTAGATGACTTTGATTCTCCAATAGCATCTACAGTAACTTCATCATAAAGACCCGATGGCTCTACGAATTGCTTTTCCTCAGTAGGCATAGCCTTCATAGTCTTTACAATCTTCTCGTCAGCCTTTCCTTCTTTCTGAGCATCAAGTCTGAATCTAGTGTCTTGATCAGATTGGCTAATCGCGCCTAGTTCTGCATCATACTCAGCGTTTATTTCATCAATTTTATTTCTTTGTCCAAATTCTATTGTTGGCAATGTGTTAGAACCAATTAAATTTAAAAGATTAGCTCTATGATTACCATCTCTAAAGTGTAATGAACCATCAGGCATTCTGCTAACCTCTATTGGATCTGTTTTTACGTATTGTTTTATTTTTTCAACTAAGTTTTTGTTGCCCTTAATAAAATCAATCAACGGCTTTATCTTATCACCCTCAAATAATTGTTCATCAATACTTAAGTTTAGTTTCTTATTTAAAAATTTGATCAAGTCCTTCATTTGTGTTGGATCAAATCCTTGTGTACCTATGCTACCGTTTGGTCTTCTGTTTTCTTCGGTTGATTCTTCAGAGATAATATTACTTAATGCTTCTTGTCTTCTTGCTTCTACGGCTTCTAGATCAGAAACAGTAGTTGACAGTTGTGAAGTAGTTAGTATAGTATCAAGCTGGTCCGCTTGAATTTCATCAGCAAGCAATGTCTCTACTGCTTGTATGACACTTCTCTGAGCATTAGTCCTTTCGTTCTCGTTGGTCTTGACAGCTATATCATAAGCGTCAGCCACCTCCGTCTCGTTTCCATCAATGCCAATCTCTGTTCCATCCTCTCTCAAGAAGGTAACCGTAGACTTCTCCTCCGGATTCAAGGACAGTATGCTTCTAGATATAGTCTCAGGACTATCTAGTACACTTACTTTTTCTTGCTCGACTTCTTCGGTAACGACTTCAGATTCTGCTTGGGATTCTCTTTGCGCCACTTCTTCGCTAACTCCGGCTTCTGGCTGTAAAGAAACTTCACTTGCTGTTTGCTCTTGAACGGCATCTTGCTGTGTGGTATTAATTTGTTTTCCTACTTCATTTTGTATCATAGCGATAAGTTCATTATCGCCCTTTACTTGTACCTTAGACTTCTTCAGTCTCTCCTTTGACATACCAGTAATCCTTCTAGTGAACTCCTCCTTGGTATATCTTCTTCCGTCAATCATATACTCACTGACATCACTTCTTTTATACCCAAGTATCGCGTCTAGGTTTACCATATCCTTTTCAGTTGGAATGGTTCTCGTTTCGCTTATAGTAGCAATCTCATTATTGATACTTGCTATCTTATCCCTATACACCTCCCTTCTACTTGCAGATAGAGATAATTCCTTTTTAGCAGCAAGAAGCTCCATAACCCTAGTCGTAACGGCATCAACATTTCCAGTCAATCGATTTGCAATCTTTCCTGAAATACCAATATTGAGCAATTGCTTTGCCTCGTTTCTCAACGAGATGTTCTCTTGGATTCGCTGATTAACGTCTTCGTCTATCTGTCCAAGAGCCTGCATATTGTTTGCCCACTTGGATATTCTAGCATCAGAGGATCTCTCGGTAGCTATATTCCTAACGTCAGTCAAGTCATTAGCTATGCTAATGTTCTTATTCTTTCTTACGCTCATAGCAGACTTGAAAGCAAGGTTTGACGTGTTGCTTCCCATACCACCTGCTCCTTCTTCTACTATCTCAGCCCAAGAAATATTATCTCTTCCTTCACTAACTTGAGCAAGAGCTTCACCAGTCATCTCTGCTAGTGTATCAAACACAACCCTTTCTCCTACGTAAGCTGCTGCCCTTGTCGCTAGAGGTGCAGTCTTCCCAACTCTCATTACGTTTCCTGCAAGACCTGCAGATAGATAGTCAACTACAGCAATTGGAATACCTCGAAGCGTTCCTCTTCTTCCTCCTTCTTTCCACACTGAAGCGTCACGAAGAGCAGCCTCCACATCCTGAGGATTAGTTAGGTCGTATCCTTTTTCTGTAGCGGCTTGAAGTATAGCGTTGCCGTATTCTGTAGCAAAACCAGTTAGCGCCATACCTGCTTGAAATCCCTTAGTTGCACCAATTGCTGCGCCTGTTGCAGCACCAGGAATAGCCCCTACTCCAGCTGCTAAAGATCCGGTTGCAGCTCCATACCCTGCTCCTATTGCAGCTCCAGTAGCTACTGACGATGGAACAATCCAACTTCCATACGGAAGCATCTGAGAGATACTGTACGAGGCAAGGGTTAGCATCCATTCTGCAGGATCATTTAGAACAACAGCCATAGCTTCGTCTGCACCGACAGCGTTCTGCCATCTGTTCAAGACCCTAGATTTGTATCCGGATAATTGAGCCATCTCTTTTTGAGACTCAGCTACAATAGCAGCTATCTCAGCTAGGTCCTCAGGATTTTCAACATCCTTCTTTCCAATAGCAGCAAGCAAGATTTGGTTTACACCAGATCCATTTGCAAGACCAGACTTGAATGAGTTTATAAATCCATCGTAGTTTTCAATGAACTCGTAATTAACTTCCTTGTCTATAGCTGCATCCAAGTAAGTCTTTGACAAGTAGTACTTATCAGCAGCCATACCCTTTGTTATTTGCACTTCAGCGTACTTCTTTAGAAGCGCATCAGCATATTGTTTTTGTTCTGAAGTTTTTGGAACGAACGCTGTCAAGTCATTTATACTAACACCTAGTGTTTGTAGCGAAGCATTATCAAGCGCATCAAAAGCTACTGTTGCTTCTCTATTTAATTTAGCCGCTTCAGAAGCAGACTCATCCCTTTTCTTTCCTGCGTACGCATCGAAGTCCTCCATAGCAGTCATAACATCAGAGTCAAACAAGACCCCACGTAACTGCTCCTCTTGTTTTTTAAGATTCTCGTACTGAGCTTTAACATCCTCCGTCAGAAAATCCCCGTCCATTAACAAGGCGTACTTCTTTCGAAGGCTCTCATCAGTTATGTACTCGTCTCCTCTTTCAAAAGCTAATTGCTCTTCGATGAAGTCCATCTTATCTCTAAGCTTAAGGTATTCTTCCTTTGCTTGCTTGATGTTAGAGTAGTTGAGTCCTCTAGACTTGTAGAAATTATCCGCTTCTATATCAGCCTTGTTAATATCCTTCCACTCTCCTTCAGCAAATCTCTCTGCTTCTTCCTTTGTCTTGAACTCAAATATCTCTCCTCTTTGACGAGCTGTACTTAATGCGTCTTCAAATCCAAGCTCCATCCAAGAGTCTTTCTTAGTGGTGTAGTTGTTTGGATCTTTAGGGAATAAGGTTGGGATGACCTTGAACTTTCCGTCTTCTTCGAAAGATGTAAAGATTACAGTTGATACCGTGCCGTCTCCATTATCTCTACCCTTATTTCTTATTTGCTTTGCTCTTATGGCGCTTGCCATAAAGTCCTCATCCTTTTTAACGTCAGGACTTTGAGCGTATGACTTTATAAACGACCGAAGTCTTTCCGCTTCAGACGCTTCTGTTATTCCGGTAAACGGATCAAAGTTTATTACTACTGAGTTTTTACCTTCAGAAGTTCTAACAGTTATTTCATCTCCAATACCAGACCTCACAAACGTGAACCCGTACTTGCTGAACTTATCATTAAGAATTGGAAGAGCTTCTTCTTCCTCCATATCGATAAGCGCCTTGTTTATTGTCTGAAGATCCTGATTAAATATTGGGTCTTGAGATATAAGAAGATTAGAAGCGGTAAGAGCTTTTTGCTTTTCGTTCTCTATCCTTTGCTGTTCAATTTGATTTGCCTTATTCTCAAAGTACTTTATTGAATACTCATCAAGTGGTAAGTCATACACAGTTCCTGTAGGAACAACAAGAGTTTTCTTTGGTTCTTTTTGAACAGCAACTTGCTTAGGTACAGTTAGGACATCTTGCCTTGGAGCTATGTCCTCTTGATTTATAACACGAAGATCATCGTAAGCTTGTTGCCCTTGCTGAATACTTTGTCTCTGTTGGTCAAGAGCGAATGTAAATTGGTCAATGTTCTCTGCTGTTAAGCCACCTGCATACCTACCTTGACCTCCGTACCTCGATACCGATAAAGGTGCTGCCGAAGGTGAAGCCATACCGCTTTGCGGTTGTTCTTGACCTTGTTGGCTTTGTGGTTGTGCTTGCGGAGCTTGCTCTTCTTTTTTTTTTAATGTATTATAGAACGAGTTCGCATCCGGTGCAATGTCAAGATTAGGCATAGATGCCTTCTTGTTTTGAAGATAAGCATAGTACTTATCGCTACTAGCTTTATCTTGAAGAGTACTCTGAAACTGCTCCACTGTCGGAGGAACATCTAATCCTTTTGACTTAAGGTACTCGTAATACTTTACAATCTTTTCGTCCATAACTATATGTTGTGTATATCTTTATTCTTAATCCCAATCTAATCCTGCTCCTATTCCTACAGCTGGTGTCCATATATTTGGACCACCTTCAATTGCGTTATAATCTCTCCATAATTCAGGCGAAAATATATCCTTTACCTCTTGACCTGTTAATGGTTTTCCAGTTTGAATTGCATCATATATTTTTTGAATGATTGCCTTTTGAGCGTTTTGACCCTCAGTACTAGATATTCCTGCAGCATTAGTTGCAGCAGGGACATTTACAAATCCACCTGGTAGTATATCAGACGTTATCGTAACATAAGCGTCTGGTGATTCCTTTCTGCCTCCCTCAGCATTAGCATCAGCAAATGAGTCTTGTACAGTAGATGTTACTAAAGACTGAAGTTCGGGTGGTAAATTCTCAACCATTGTCTTAACAGCTAAATCAAAATTAGCCGCTTCCTCTTCATCAGTAGCTCCTTTACCGATAAATTTATTAACCTTATCCTGAAGCCTGTCCTCTGTAAGACCAACGGTAGCTTCTGTGTACTGAAGTTTCACTGGCGCTGTTTCTTCTGTTCCACCTCCATCTAATGCCTTCTTAGCTTTCATAAACGCTGTATACGTATCAGGATTATCCTTGTACATTGCGTACTCAATCTCAGCCGCAGTCAATGTCCTTGGTGTTGGAGATGGTTCAGCAACGGTTTGTATCTCCTCCTTTCTATCGAGCATCATTCTGAACTGAACCTTAAGCGCTTTCCTCGCCACTTCTAATTGCTTCTGACCATTTGTTGTAGAGAAGTTAGGTACTCTTTTTCCAGAATCATTAACAGTCATAAGGATGAAATTCGGGTCGTTTTGAGCGACTGTCGCGTTCGTTGTAAAATCATACGGCTTACCTGTCTCTGGATTCACACCAACGTAGTCGGTAAGGATAGATCTTGCAGATACTTCTGAATTAAGTATAGAGTTTATAAAAGTTTCTTCACTTTTCTCGTATAGATCAATAGCGTATTCGTCAGACTTAGTCATAGACTTTCTCCTAGTCTGGTCTGTTATTTGAGTTACGCTTCCAAGCTTGTACCTACTACCAATCTCACGAATAGCCTCAATGTTTTCACCCATAGCATCAACACCTACTTGTAATCCAGCGATAACATCGTACTTATCGTACTTCGTTTTCAATCGATTTCTAAGCGTACCCATTGATTCGAACCCTGCCTCTGTGTCTATGGTTTTAACCCCGTTCTCTTCCTTGGTTTTTGCTACGCTAACCGTAAAGTCCATAGGATTTATGTACAGTTTTGTACCCGTGAAGTTTGAGAACCCTTCGATGTTCTCCATCTCCCACGCTTCATACGCTTCAGAATCTCCGTTATTGAATCTCTTCATCTTCTCCTCGTACTCCTTGCTGTACTCCTCGAATAAAGAAACGGTCTGATCGGTTCCATCAGTTATGTTCTGACGAAGCTTTACGTAGTCGTTAGGCTTTATTTTACCTGACTTCAACAGGTTGTCAGCCATAAGCATAGACTGTTGAGCGTCACCGGTAAAGCTTAACCACCAGCTATTAAGCTTATCACTCTCACTGAGTTGCTGACTCTCTAGCTTGGTGGCGATTTCTCTAGAAGCCTTCTCGATGTCAGCCTTCTTCTCTTCACGTAACTTAGCCTCTTCATCAAGAGTCTGAGTAACTGAGGCAGCAACAGTGGACCAGTTTATCTGATTGGCTGCGTCTCTCTCTGCGTATTTATAGTATGTAGTAGCCATAACTAATTCGTCTTATTTAGCACTAGGATATAGTTCGTTGTATAGCTTTTTCAATTCATTAGCATCATAGTTAATGAAGAAGTTTTCTAGCTTCATAGCATCCATACCCTCTATAGTTTTCTTATCTATTGGCGTACCACCAATAGAGTAATTAGCATTATCAGCTATCAATTTGCTTTTAAGTGCCTCCGTACTGCCTGCCTTTGTAACAAGTTCAGCGTACCTCTTTGATGGACCCTTTCCAAATAGAGGAATCATACTAACTCCCTGCTCAATTGCGGATGTCACTCCTGAAATACCCTGCATTGCTGCTAGATTCGAAGCTTCTCCTGCATCCCTTGCTGCTAATTGCGCTCCGGTAGCTTCATCTAAATCAAGATCAGCTTGAACACCTGCTAGTCTACTATCCTCTGCCGCAGTTATCTTCTCTAGGTTAGCCATATCAGTAGCCATCTGTGACCTGATACCACCCTGAGCCTCATTGCTAACCGCAAGTATTCTTCCTGCATTAGAACCAACTGCACGAGGACCAGCTTCTCTAGCAGCCTCAGTCAACTGAGCAACAGATGAAAGTGTAGCCTCTCTCTCTAGCTCGTACGGTAGCTTCTTAATAGCAAGCTGCTCGTAGAAGTTAACGTCTAACTTTTTACGAGCCTCATTCATTGCCTTAGTCGCGTCTTCCATTGCTTGATCTTGAAGCTTTCTTTGCTTTCTAGCTTGGGCGAATGACGCTCCGCTTCCTGCGGCTGTTGCGGTTAATGAAGCTGCCGCTGCTACTGCTGTAAATCCTGCCATACTATATGCTTTTAATCATCTCCGTTGCATTTGAGTCACCCTCAATGTAACCGGCATCGCTAAGGATACCTCTGAGACTTTGGTTCTTTACTAATGAATAAACAAACTTGTACCCTACGTTTCCTGCCACATCAGTCAGTGTGCTTACTAGGGTTTCCAAACAAACTCTTCTGACATCTCTATCAGTAATTGACTTGTTAGAAATAGTGAACTCTAGCCAAGCTACCTTTGAGTTGGTGAGGTACAAGAATCCTGCGCACACTGGAGTGTCACCGCACATAACCATTACACCGCCCTTCCCTCCATCGGGGAGAAAGTCAGCAACGGGTGGAGTCCAACCCCACTCATTCCACCATCCAACAAGGATGTCATTGTAGTCGCTAGGAAGAAGTGGTCTTACGGTGATTTCCATTTAACCACAAAGATATCAATTTTCTACGGATAACTCTTCATCACCTCAGACTCCGCTGAGAACAATTCAACTTTTGAGGTAGAGTCGTTCTCTAACGTGAACACACAGTAGTGTCCAAGTACACCGTGTGATTCTGCCACTGAGTTCTTTATGAATAAGAAGTATGCGTCCTGTATAGGAACTGGGTACGTAGCTCCAGGGATTGTAGCATCAACAACTATATTGTTTGTCGATGATGGATAGTCAACATTTATAGCAGTGATCTGCCCTGCAAGAATAGGGTTGTTGTACGGTGGTGTTGCAAAGTAAAGGTAGTCACCAACGCTTACTATGCTGCCAATTGATACGAGTGGCGCAATTGAGAAGTCTATTACCTGAGCCGTGTTTGGTCCGGACACAGCGGTGCTTCTTCCAATTCCATTCAGTGATCTAAGTGGATACTGATTGGCAAGGGCAGGCACATCGCCTGAGTTTCTGACAAACGCATAGAACGAGTTCTCTTTCTTCTCGAACCAAGCTAGTTCAACAAAACCAGTGTTCTGAATATCAGTCTCCATCAGTGCGCTCCAAGCGGCATCACCCTCTAGGTTAATTGTCTTGAACAACTTGTTCTCTAGTGGAGCGTTATTGAATACACTCTTCAGTATAGAGTTGTACTGCTCTCCATAGAAATTGTTTCTAGTTGCATTCACGCTGTGCTTATAAAGATTGCCGCTCTTGAATGAATAGAAGTGGTTGTTCATTCCAATCATAAAGTCGGGAATGAATGAGTAGAATGAAACCCATCCTGAAACGGGTTCGCTATAGGTTAGAGTATATTCCATATTAACAACTTGATACTTCGATTACAACACCGTTTGCGTCTATTTGCATATATTCACCACCTATACCATAATACCCAGCGGCTAATGGGAACTGCCCATTTTGGTCAGTAAAGATTACATCATTTACCTGTATAGATACACCACCTACTATACCAAACATATAGTAGTCTTCTGTGAATGCTAACTCACAAGCTTCTGCCGAACTTTCAGCAACGACAGTACTTACAACTGGTATAAGAGACTCAGGACAACCTATAGCAATCTCGAACTCAGTGTCCTTGCATATTGCATAAAAGGATATGATAACAATATCAGTTGTAGCAGACGGTTTAGGAAATGGTATCCAGCATTGCCCAGGATCTAACGGAGTTGTTTGTATGTTAGCAGCAGTAGGGCTTGCTACACTAGAACTACCAGAGTCTTCCCAAGCACTAGTAATGTCGTTATACCTATAGACAGTGAGTGGGTAGGTCCCTGCTACCGGACAGGGTCCGTCTATTCCAACGTACGTTGGGCTACCTGGCGGTGAAGATATGTATCCGTAAATAGTACTATACACACTGTTCTTTACAACAGCTCCCATTGAGGCTATAATACCAACACCCTTTGTCATACCCGTAAGTAAAATAGGAATGACACCGGTTCCTGCGTCTACCTCTACGCTAATGGTAAATACACCCTTGCCCGACACCGGCATATTTGATTTTGTCTCACTACAAGGTACGCCACACGCAGGACAAGTCTGCGGTGGAAGCAATACGCCACCCACTTGCTCTCTAGATATTATACCATCTGAATAGAATCCATCAGGAGCCAAGAAGGTTAAGCTTGGAGTAGAGTAAATAGATGTCGCAGCAAGCAAGCTTGGCGCATCTATGTAGTATGTTATTGATGTTGACATAGTATTTTATTTATGATGGACAATCACAAGCAGCGAGCGTTATGTCTGCTGTTCCGCTTGTTAATGTCGGAGTAATTTCTGAGCATATGCTTACAGAGTTTCCTGCAAAAACAGTTATTGATTGGAATGATCCTGAGCAATCTCTGTACGATACTTCTGCTTCTTCCGTAACGGCATCGATATAGTATAGGCTACATACCGACACGCACTCTACACATTCACAGCAAGCGTCCGCAGCAGCCTCGCTTGAATAGCAAAGAGTTATCGGAGTTGATTGTCTGTAGTCCCATATCAAGTACAGGTAGTACTCTGATGAAACAGGAACATCCGCATAGAAGAAATTTGCCCCGACAGCTATTATTGGCGCAGCAAGAAGCGAGTCCTGAAGCAGGTCAAGTATGTCTGGCGTTAGGTTGTCGTACAGTGTATTGCTATTTAGGTAACGCAGCACATCTTGAGACGGGTCAAAATTAAATGTATCCGTTCCAATCTTGTTAACGACTATTCTCATCGTTGCTCCATCAGGAGGAGTACTTGTGCTTCCGACAAATCCAGTTGCTTGATTGTATCTAGATACCAATGGGATTGTTGATCCCGATGCAAACAGAACTAAACTTGATTGATATGGAGATGTGTAACCACCATAAGTGTACCTATATTCATTGTGAATTGTAGACCCACTATCTGAATCGCTAGTAACACATACCTCGACAATTGTTTTTTGAGCAGCGGACACGCATCTAACCTTTACTTCAAGAATAATATTGCCCGTAGAATTTATTGTAGTGTTGCAAGTTCCAATGAGTATATCATCCTTGTCTATCACTATTGATCCGGATGAGTTGACAACACCAGATGATTCTGTCGTTCCATTGTACGTTGACTCCACTACAAACGTAGCGTCAACCTCTAAACTAATTACGTTATACGTTACCTCGTAAGTTCCAACTAGCTGCCCTAGGTTAGAGCAGAATGAAACAAACGAGCCATCACCAAGGGTAAATGTCTGAACGGTTCCGCAGTCGATGCACTCCGCTTGAGTTGGAATCAAGATATCATTCGAAGATAAAACGTACTCATTCATATACGGATCAAACCCACCAAGCTTCTGCGTTTGAAGCGAATCGTTGAACAGATCCCTAAACCAAGTTCTCATTCCCTGATCGGAGATGACTTTGATTTGATCGGAACTGTAAGAGTTTCCAACAAGCTGTATCACAGCGCCCCTCTTTGCATCGGTAAAGAATCTATCGTATCCCCATTGAACGTAGCTCTCAGGGTTAAGGCTTATGCCATAGTTCTCTACCCTAGCTATTTGTGTTCCGAGTACTTCAGGCACGGAGGTTATAGCACCGCCTGCCGCAGCATCAGATAGCAAGTTCTTTCCTGCAAGCACATAAGATATCTTATCCTCTTGCAAAACAAGAACGTCAGTCTCTCTTCCGTCAATCAACATAACTTGACCGAATGAATCCTCAAGTGGCTTGTAATTGATTAGACCAAGATTGAACTCATTCAGTTTGTTTACATTGGTCTCATCGTTGTATACTCCGCTGTAGGTTATGTCCGCATACCTATCAGCCTCTTTGTAATCCTCAGCAGAAACAGACGTTACTCTGTTGCCAAGGGCGAATGTATTTCCAATAATGGAGTCCCTGATCTTATAGCTCTCAGCTCCGTTCCCAAACGTATAGCAGTTGTAGAAACTAGTCTCTACTATGGCAGGCTGGCTAGTAAGGAAGTCTTGACTCTGAAGGTTTCCACTATGCTGTCCAATAGCATCTATGCTAAACGATTGGTCAGACTCGTAGAAAATATCCGGCAACGCATCCTGTGGTTCCGTTTCAAATATCAAAGTTTTGTCTGCTCTATATACAGTAAACCTAACCTTTACTTTAGATACTCTTCTATCGTTATTTCCGCACGCTCTTGTTCCTGTAACCAACAAGAACAGTGCGTTTGTGGGTCCGTCCCTATAAAATCTAAAGTAATTAGTGCATAAATCAGTCGGTATGTCAAATAGAGACGAAGCAAGAGTTGGTATGTACGTGTTAGTTACAGGGCAACCACCACCACCTATGTCTGGAGCGCCATCATTTAATATAGCATTAGTAATTGATTGATCCCACCAGTCATTCATATTAGCATAATCGGCAGATGACACGAAGTTTTTATTCAGTACATACTTTCTTTTTTCGCAATTTCTATCTCCATCTCCAGGACCCTTTCTTGACCACTCCATCTCCATAACTATACGACTACCAGCCGGAACGTCATAGTCAATCCACGTTCCAGGGATAGATGTATCTGGTATGTTCATAGGATATTTAGCTATCGGGAAACTCTCATCTGCTGCAGTAGCTGACCTAGGTCCTTGATCTATTATAGCTAAGTCATCCTGAACAGTTGAGAAGTTGTTGGCATTTATCTTCATATAAACACCCTGCGGTGAGGGAATGCCAGAACCAAGAAAATCTTGTACTTGAGCTTTCTTTTCTAGTACTGTAGCATAATTGCAATTAGTAGTTGGTCCATCAGCATCAGTTTTTACTATCAATCGATCCCCAGCCTCAACCTTTCTAGAGTTCTCCCCGTCAATAAGGAAGTACGTATCATTTGTCAATGGGTCCTTTATAAAGATGCTGCTATAAATTGTCTCATAATTTTCACGATCGGGCTTTATAACAAACTTGTACCTAGTTGCCCAGTAAGGAGCGACCTGACTAACCGGTATAGTTACATTGATATAGTTTCTTGAAGATGAGTATCCACAAGGAACAAACACCGTGTTATTCGGACTAACAAGAGCGGTTGATGATCTCTTGAAGTCATCCATATAGACTATACCAATCTCATAGCCCCTATTACTATGAAGACTTCTAGGACTAGCTATGTTCTGATGGAACGCTTCTATCTCCGACACCTCGTAGTACTCGTACACGCTTTGTGTAGGTGTAGTCGTATCGTCTACGTACCTCATAGCCGGTAGCTGAATCTTTATCTGAGTACTAGCTGGTGTGGCAATGATAGCCATTGGCTCCTGAGCAGCAGAGATCCCACTTGAGAACTTTGTAAGCGTATCTAAGTTGTTAGGTATAGCACAGTTCAGCACGTCAGTGAATGTAACACCATCACAAGATGTTGGATCACCAATGATTGGCGAATACACCGGCTCTATATTGAACAGTGTTCCAACTGCATTCTGAAACTCAACGCTAGAAGCCATCTCATAAACCGAGTTGTAAGCAACCGGAAGTGTAAACAAAAAGGTTATGCTTATATCATCGGTAACCTCCGATGGAAACGGCAGGTCCCCTTGAAATGAATTGTGTCTAAACGTAAAGTCAATGCTTAGTGCTGACCCTTCTTGCAAATCAATGCCAGCGAGATCAACAGTCATAACGGATCCTGCTACAGAAGTTATTGCGCCAAACGTGTAGTTCCCACTCTCTGTAGACGCAGGAACCTCGGTTAACCCAACCTCCTCAGTCATAAGCTCCGCTATAAATGTTAACGAAAGCGCTATGCCATTTATATCAACAAGGTTATACCCTTCAATGTAGTTCGAGTACATAAGTCTATTGCCCATAATAGTCTGGGCTTTAGCCTTTCTAGGTACGTTGTCGTACAAGCGGAGGATTTCAGACTCCGGAAGAATGGTGAATATCTTGCTGTTGGTGAACTGATAAACATAATCCGTATTATCAAGAAGCCCAAGATCCTGTTTGTTCAACTTCTCTATCACCTTGATGATGTTGCTGTTTGCTTCCTTGAATAGCAAGTCCACTCCAATAACCAATGGACCGCCAGAGTTGTAGGTAACCTTAACTGAATTGCAAGAGTTAACCATACCTTCGTTCAAGAAGCTGTTCTCACTGAACTCAAAGAAGTTTGGAACAAACGCAGGGATTGAAAACTGAGATACTGCAGAGTACTGATTGTCTGCGTATCGATATCTGTAAGCAAAGCAAATATATCTTTCCTCTAGGAAGTTCTCCTGCCCACCAACAATAAATGGCTGAATGAACGGAGACTCCAATGGCGGCTTTTTTATAACAAGAAGTGATTCCCTTGTGATCTGATCAATGAATGATACCGGCAATGGATATGATGTCCTTACGTTAATCATTCTAGGATCCTCGTACTTATCCGTAAAGAACAACATATCGTCTACTAGACTTATTCCCGTGAATAGGTACTGCGGATTGAAGTTCAGCGTGGTGTTCTGACCACCGCCATCGTCTGTGCTGACAACGTGATAAGTCAATACCCCTGCAAGCTCGTTGAACGAGACGATCATATCTAGCTTTCCCGTAGGAGAAGATGTGAACGCTGGGTCATTGACAAGCCAATAGATTGTTTCGTTAGCTCCGTCCTGAAGTGTACCGATAGCCTTAGCCATATTGCTTAGAGGCTCTCCGGTTGGAGGATACACCAACGTGGTCAACTGCGTATTACCCTTTGCGTTTTCTATGACACCGATCTCAGCGTTCTCTGTAGAACCCATACGGATATTCAACGCATCAATGTATTCGCCATTTGGAACAAGTCGCTCATCGACAACCTTGTTCATTTTACCGGCAACAAAGTTTCTAGTAATATTCGCCATAGTTATTTTATCATCTTATCCATACCACGGAGATTCATAAGCAATCGCCCAGGATGAATGTTACTTATTCTGATCTTAGAATTTCTGAGTAGTGCGCTCTTTTCCTTTCTAGCTCTAGAGACAATGTACTCTTGAACACCAAGCTTTGAACTTAGAAGCTCATAGTGAATGTATGCATACACGTACTTCTCAAATAACTTATTGACAGTTATCACCGTATTGTCACCGCCCTCCATTCCATCGGACACGTACTCAAGTATACAGATTTGACCAGCCATATCCGAGCTGAAGTCAATAACGCCTGCCTTGTTGTTTACCTTGAAGGTAGGATTAAAGTTTGCTGTCTCGGTGTTCAGACCGAATCGCGCCCCTATAGCAAAGTCAAAGAACCAGTCTCCATCAACAAGGTATCCATCCATCCCGTCAAACTGACTGCCTGAATTTAGATAGATGCTCTTCTTTGTACCCTTGATTCTTTCGTAGTCAATATTCGAGAACTGAGGCTCAAGTATATTTCCATTGATATCAAATAGGATGTTACCGGTATTATCCTGCAAGTAAGCGCTAGACGATATCGCCTGGATGTTCTCACTAAGCGGTCTCAAGTACCCGTCCTTGTAAAGAGATATACGTACCCAATTGACGTAGTCAGATGGTAGAACAAACTTCAACGTGTCGGTTACATTTAGCTCAAGAACCTTTACTTCCTTGAAGGCATCGTAGTTCAATTCTTGAATAGCACGCTTTGCGTGAAATAGAACCTTGTACCTTTCTTCGTTGTTGATGAGCGAATGATTACCATTGTACATCAACATAAAGTTATTGACTATGTCAAACAAACTAACGTACTGATACGATCCCCAGTTTTGATTCTCGGGTGTGTTTCCGTTATTTGTATAGTATTGAAATTGAGATATGTAAGCCATTATTCATTATTGAGCTTTCTGTTGTTGTTCTTCTGCTTTTGCAAACTGCACCACCTCAGCCTCTCTTATCGATACGCCTGCGTACTGAAGTATCTTTGTGACTAGCCTGATCTCTTCTTCTATTGGAAGTTCGAAGTCCTTATAGTCTGGTTGTGATTGGTCAAACGAAGGCTCTCCATTTAGAAGAGTAACGTAGGTCCACTTAGGATCAAGTGGGTATCTAAAGTAAACGCACTTCACTTCGTTAGCGCCATTGAACGTATCCGGATACACCTTAACTGTTAGTCCCTGTTGGGTATATGCAGGAAATGTTTCTGACGGGCTAGTGAGATTTGATGTAAGAAGTGATGTAATCTTCGAGTGGTTTACTTTCTCTGCCTCCCCCTTGAATGTAGACACAAGTCCTTGTACATCGTAGCACAGTATCTTGTTAACCATAAAGTACTCATCGCCAGTTGTAACAAGCGATGGTAAGAAGTACTCGTTTGTAGATGGAGCCACCTGCGTTAACACGGTCTCAGGCATAAGGAATACTTCCATAGCCTCTTCCATCGTCTGCTTCAAATCAGCGTATCCAGTGCCTGACATCCTAGCATTCTCCTTGGCTATCTGCATATTGTAGTTAGAAAAGTAGTTCTCGAATATTTCCATTTGAGCTTGCTTCGCGTACAGGTTAAAGTCGGATGGAGAAATGTATCCGTAATTATTCTTATTCAGAATAGAAAGCACAGTATTCCTTACTGAATTTATCATCTCTTCTTTTTTACAAAGATAGAAAAAAGAAAGGGATGTGACTGATTAAGCCACACCCCTATCTTGTAATTCAAAAACACAATGATACAATTATGATTCAGAGTAGCTCTCAAGCATCTTTAATGCATCGAGACCCTCGTCAGATTTCAAGTAATTAGATACCATATCGTATGGATCTTCACCGTATGGTACGGATAACATCTTCTTTTTGTTTGAGTCAGTGCTGAACCAAACCTCTTTCTTTCCATTTCTAAATGTCAATAGTTTCTGTGTAAAGAAGTTTCTGACATTGGACTGGAGCTTTAGTGACGGATCGTTTACAGCATTGATGAATCCTCTTGGATTTCGCTTTGCAAAAATAAGAACGTCACGCTTTAATTCAGATGATGTAGTTGTTGACGGATCCTTTCCGAATAGTACACGCGATACATTCTCAAGCTGATCTAGAGAAAGCTCTCTAGCAAGAACTAATGCATCCACCTCTACATTGATAGAGTCAAGTATACTTGCAGCATCCTGTTCAGGATTAACTTCTACAAATGCCTTTCCATTCAGAGGGTGATAGTACAAAAATTCGTGTAGAACGGGATTGTTTTTTGGAACACGGAGGAATCCGCTTTCAAAAATAATCGGTTCAACGATTGCGTTTCCGTCCTGCTCGTCTTCAAATGCAGACTTTTGGTTTACTGCATAGCGCAGTGGACGGTTTATGTTTTGATCCTCATCATACCACAGTAGTGGATATCGACGAGAGTTTCTTGTTGGCAGCATAAAAGATAACGGTGCTGCATTGCGAGTGAGTTTGTACACTCGGTCCTTTGCTTCTTTCTTATTGTATTTCATTTGATTGGATTATAAAGAAGGGCAGTACCCCGAAAGATACTGCCCATCGATTTTCTATTACTTCGTAATCACGAGGATTAGTTTTGGAACAAGAAGAAGTTGTTCGCGCCAAGTGTGCATACGCAACGCTCAGACAAGAAGTTAACCTCCATTGCATCAAGGTCGCTGTTGTTTGCGCCACCTGCAGAACCTGTGATCCAAGTCTTGTAACGACGATCTTCTGTTTCAGAAGCACGGTAACGAACGTGCAAGAATGGACGCTTCGCGTTCTTTCCTAGGATCTGATCGTAAACAGTTGTAGAACCAGCAGGAACTAGCAAACCATTTACACGACCTGTGAAGGAAGGAAGACCACCACGCATTGTTGGATCGTTCAAGTACTTCCAGTCAGACTTGTAGAAGTCATAACCACGACGGAAACCTGAGAAGCCAAGGTTCAATGCCATCTGAACATCGTTGTCAAACAAACCGAATGATGCAGCACCTGCAGCAGATGATCCGTTGAAACCGTTCAGTGTAGCAAGCATATCATCGATATCGAAACCGAAGTCACGATTAACGAAGATTACGTTCTCTTCAATCGCACCCTGCTTGTCAAGACGTGAAATCACGCTATCGAAGTCAGCAAGTGTAGTTGGGTTACCACCGCCCCACACGTTACCACGATCTTCAACAACGTAGAAGATACCTTCAGAACCCTTGTTACCAGCGTCAGTGTAAGTTGTTTGGTTAACAACACCTGAACCAGACTCAGCAGGCACAGCCTCAATCATTGAAGTCTCAAGGTAATCCTCGAAACGAAGACGAGTCTCGTGTTCTGACTTCAAGTACCACAAGTAGCCGGTTGCACCGTTCTCTGTAGTAACTTCAACCCAGCCAATCTGAGCCATATCAGATCCGCTAACAGCGTACTTGTCTTTGATGATGATTGGAGAGTTGTCGAAGAAATCATCTTCAGCCTCCAATGAACCTTGCATTCCGTTTGTTCCTTTTCTGAACTCAGAACCGTAAATGAATACAGTAAGAGTAGCAGCAGCTCCAAACACTTGACCACCTGCTTCGTAGTAAGCAACGTCAAATGTGTTCGCAGTTGTATCAACATCGATAACGATACCTTTGTTGTAACCTGTTCCTGCGTTGTCAGTGATCATAACTGTTTGACCCTTACGGATAGCGATGGCTGTAACGCCCGTGTCGCTTACTGTAATTGTCGCAGTGTCTGCTGCAGCAGCAGCGCCTGATGCGCAATCAGTGTACTTCGTGTGCAAACGACCTTGCTCTGCCCATTTGATAAGGTCAGATGTTGAAGGCATCTCTGCTCCAACCATACGAAGGAATGATGCTACGGTACGATTACCATAACGCTCAAACTCCTTCTCGAAAGTATCAGGAAGATACTGGTTCAAGAAGTCGAAATTTGTAATGTAGTTGGTTGACAACGCTACCTGCTCTGCGTTAGGCTGTAGGTTGTAACCTGGAGGGGTTAGGACTGATCCTGGCATTTTTTCTAAGTTTTATTTTTTATATTTTTTTTATGCTTTTGATCTTGAGACCACGACCTGAGTCATTGTCTACCGATCGGATTTGCATTCCCCCTTTATTCATAGCCTCTGGACTTCTACGCTCGGACATATTTACATTCTTCATCCGCTTGTCGAGATCGTCAACGCTATCAGCCATACCTTGTTCATAAAAGAACTTGGCAAACTTTTCAGGGTTCATTGCTATTGCCAAAGACTTATGGTAACCTACAGCATCCTTAATCATCCCGTTCTCATCCAAGTACTTATTGATAAAGTTAAATGGGTTTGATTGCGACTTCTTTAATTCAGCAGCATCGGCAGGTGTAAAATTGAACTTCTTATTGTTTAGGTCAAACTCAAAACCTTTGAACTCTGTACTAAACAACTCTTCAGTCTTCTTTGTAAACCACTCGCTCTTACGCTTGTTTTCGGTATCAATGTCTTTTGACGTTGAAATGTATTGCTTGTAAGCCTTGAAGTCTTCTTCTTCCTCCGGAGCAAGACCTGATTGACTTGACTCAAGTCGTGTGGTGTACTTACTCTTTTGATCTTCGAAAAACTTCTTAGCTTCTGCAATAGCTTTTTTCTTCACTAGTTTTTTCTTCTTCATCTCAGACTCTGTGTCTAGATCTTCGTCATAGCTGTACTCTTCCATAAGCACATCTACATCGTCATCATCTAAACCATCCTGAGTTGATTGGATATAACTCTTCAATAAAGAGTCCTCGTCCATTTTATCGTAGTCCTTATTCAACTTGATATAGTCCTCGATTCCACGACCAGTCTCTTTTTTATATTTCAAGAAAGATGCAACGTCTTCGGGAAGTGGACCTTCCTCTTCCTTTGTAGCCATCAGATCATCTAGTGAACTGATTTGCTTGTTGTATCTTTTTCCAATAAATGAAAGAACGTCTTCGTCCTTTAGTTCTACCTCAGCAGGAGGATCAGCAGGAGGATCTTGGTTTTGATTACCATCATTACCTTCATTACCCTCATTGCTCTTGTTGCCTTCAATGCTCTGTTGGTGCTTATCTAGCAACTCCTTCTCAATCTGTTGAGATCCTTTCTCTTCGATAGAACCTAGGTCTTTTACTTTAATTTCCATTTGATTTGATTTATGCAAAGTTATAACAAAATTCTTAATTGCTATCTAGGCTCAAATTCAGCTAGGTCAAACCCGTCCAAAGTATCTTCATTGGACTCGAATGATAGCGGAGGAAGATTGTTCTTCCTTTGGTTTATGAGCTTTGATTGTTGAGTATTCTGTTTGTCGATTCTCTTTTCCTTTCCCTTCTCCTTGACATCCTCCCTCTTGTTGAGCATCTCTTCCTTCATTCCGTTCAACTGAAGGTTGAAGTCAAACTCTCTCTGCATAAGCATTAGTTTGAACTCAGCTTCCTTCTCCATCTTCTGAACATTAAAACTGATTTCAGCCTGCTTGATCTTTATCTTAGAGTTGGTCTCGGCATCAATCTTCATCATAGCAACTTGACTTGCAAGCTCCTGCGACTTGATGTTCTGCTCAGAAATAATAGCCTGCTTCTGCATAGCCATCTTCTCTTCCCTCTCAAGTTTCTTAGTTCGCTTCAACTTCAGTAGCTGATTAGCAAGCTTAATGTTCTTGATCTCTCTGATATCGATAGCGTCCTCTAGGTTGATGTCGTTTCTCGACAATGCCATTTGGACGTTCTGCTCAAGCTTCGCCTTTTGTTCTTCGTCAGGAGATATCTCTATGAAGATTCCGAAGTCGTAGATGTACAGGTCTCTAATCTCGGAGAGAAGGGACACGTTGTACTTTCCTATTCTGTTTATGAATCCATCCTTGAAGTCAGCGTACTGAATAATGTCCGATACCCTATAGGTTACAGCCTCAGCTATTCCCTTGAATATTGATAGACCGCCCTCAAGTATGTGTCTCGTTGCGGTATTTGAATTTAGAGCGGCAAGCTTTTGTAATCCTACTAGTGAGTTAGGGTCAGGATCAGATCCATCTCTAGCCTCATTCAAGCCGGTTACACTTCTTACCATATCTAGGTAGTGATTGTAGTTGGCAATCAGCATCTGTGTCTTACTCGCTCCGGATGACGATGTGAGCTGGGTTATTGGAACCCTTGCATTGTTAAAGTCACCGTCTTGCGTGTAGCTTCTTCCTATCACACTACCCGTTTGGAAGTAAAGTCTCAGTGCGTCCTCTGGGTTGTAAGCATTTCCTGTTCCTAGGTCTACTTCATTAAGACCATCAGCATCAATGAATACTCCATCAGGAACTGTTCTAGCTATTACTTGCTGTAGCTTTAGGTGGGTGATTTGAATAAGGTCCGCAAATGGAATCATTCTTCTAACCAACGACTCGATAACTCCCTTGTACATTCTAGGTGCTACAGCTACGTAGTTGGGTATAGCGTGTTGACTTGCTGATTTAGGTCTAACCATATTCTCAGACATCTCCCACTTCAATATGATATTGGTTCCCATAACCATAACGCCCTCGTACCACACATCAATAGTCTTCTCGATCTTCTCGAAATTTCCCTCCTCCATCATTTCGTTTGGAGGATTAAACGTATCGTCCTTAGGTATTACTCTAGCTCCACCACCCTCTAGGTTCTTCTTCTTATACACAACCTTAGTAGTTGTCTTGTAGTTGTAGTAAAGCAGTGTGCAAGTGTCTCTGTGAAATATGCTGTTCTCGTAGAACTGCGCTACATTGTAGTAGTCGTACCAGCTCTGACTGTATTTCGCTATCTCTTCTAGCTGCTCCTTTGTAAGCGACTGATCAATCTTGTAAAGCTCCGTGATTGGAAGCGTCTTGATCTCTCCCCAATAGAAGCAGTCTCTGAAGTATGGGTCCTCAGTGTAGCTGTACACTATGTTCGCAGGATCTACATAAGATATTTGTATCCCTGCCCCTGGTAAGAACTCGTGCTTGGCTACACCAATTCCAATTACGGTTTGATCGTAGTCAATTCTCTTTCTAGTGTCTTGAAAATTATTCTCATCAAGCACAGTATTTATAGCTTCTTCCTCAGCAATCTCAATAGCAGGCTTGTACTTAAGCTGCATATAAAGCTGAAGCTCTTCGTCGTTCTCAGGTAGGTCGGCAGGGTTAGTAACGAATGGGTCAATGCCAGTTGCTGCTTGCACCTTCTCAAGGATCGGTCTAGCTACCATCTGCCCCTTTAGAGACTCCTGGTATTTGTTTCGATTCTCCTGAGACAATGCATCTTGCGCATAAGCCTTTGCAGAAAACAGTCGGTCTGACATTCCATTAACGACAATGTCAACAAACTTTGGGATAATAGGAACGGGTGTCCAGTCTAGATTTAGATAGGACAAGTCACCGTCTATGGCTAGTTCATTCTTGTACTTGCCGGTAGACTGTTCACCTCGAGCGTACAGTCTTAGTCTATGAAAGTCTCTCCATTGATTGTAGTATCTACATTGGTTTCCGTCCTTTCTAAACCACTCGTACTGAATCGCTTGACCAATTTGAAGACCGAACTCTGGCGTTTTCTTTTCAGAGTCAGAAACAAATTGAGAAGGGAATGCTGTAGACGATATATTTACTTTGACATCTTTCATCTAATTCTTTGGCTTGATGTTCCACTATTACTATATGTCGCAAATTTAACGCTTATTTTTGATTGTTGCTTCTCAGGCACATAGAGATGTTTCTGATTAGCCATTATAACTAATCCCGAACTGATAGATGCGTCAAATTTTGTTCGATCATTAATGTTGAACTTAGCCCAATCCTCTAGCGTTCTAATGAACGGCATACTTCCTACAACGTCAGGAGCGCGATGCATTCCTGTCTCGTCATATCCAACGTGCTTTATGATATAGCTCTCGATTGCTGAGGCGTGAGACTGCTTAACGTCCTCCGATGTATTCGGGATACCGCCTAGTTCTTTCTCAGTAGCAGTAAGTTTAGCGTACACCTTATCGGGTCTGTTCATAGAGAACCCTCTATAGCCTCTGTTCTTAAAGTGGTACAGTAGCCTTGGCTTATTGTTCTCCGCAAGTATCGGCATCCCATAAAACACACAAGCCATAAGCACGTCCTCAAAGAATATCTCAGCGGTCTGTGGTCTAGCAATGTACTCAAGAAAAAACTCGTTTACCGGAGCCTCGTCCATATGGTACTTAGTCATTCCGTGTAGGGATCCGTTCGACCCCCTTCCACCAACAACAGCGGAGATATCATATGGGTCACATCCGAATGACCCAATGTGTTCGTTGCCTGGTAATTTTCTACCATTAGCATTTATAACTCTATTCTGTAATTGAGCAGGCGGCAACCAGCTGACTAGGAACCTACCCCTTTTGTCGGGAGTAAAGATAACCTTGGTATCCTTGATTCCGTCCTTCCAACTAAATGATCCTCTTGTCAGGTAATGCTCTTGAATCATAGCGTCATTGTAGTCTATCTGCTGATAGATCTTGGTCAGATCAAACAAGGACTCCTTGCTCTCATCCCTAAATGCGTGTGATGTAGTCCTAGGGAACTGTCTGTAAAATTCATTGAGCGCATCAGGATCACTCTTTAACGAATCAACCTCGTTCTCCCAATAGTCTATAGCGCCATTGGAGATCATTGCTCCATCTATTCCTTTGATTGGTTGAGCAGGCTTTCTGAATACGGGATGCCCATAGACATCAATGAATCCTTCTAGGTTCCACTCCATAGGAATGAATAGTCCGTACATTCCACTCTTGGTCTGACCATTTGCGTTTCGCTTGGTTGGATCAGAGTCCTCGAATAGTTTTTTGAAGTTGTCACCACCCTTGTTCAGTGCGTTCGATGTTGAACCCATCATACACTTTCCAATGATCTTGCTACCAAGTCTTAAGCAGGTCTTGGTAACTCGCCAGTTGTTCAAGATGTTCACGGGCTTAACCCACTTACCACTCTCATCGTGGATAAGTAGAATTAGTTTTTCACCATCGTACGAGTTGTCCTCGGTGTTCTTCCAGTCAATGGTAGTATTCAATCCCTCGATATCGTTTGATGATATCGTTGTCATATTCTTCTTGGTGATCTTTGAGGCAGGCATCCTATAGGCAAGCTCTGTCTTAGGCTTGTCCATACCGTCCATTATCGGCTTAAAGAAGAATGGGTACTTGCTATTGATAGGAACAACCTTGTCGGTAAACATCTTCTTAGCATCAGGTCCCGTCTTCGATAGTATGCCGATCCTTGAGTCCTTGGATATTGTTCCGGTATTCACGCCCTCTGCCGAAGCCATAAAGGAAAATCCTGAACGTCTTATCTTCAGGTAGTCTATTCCAAATGACCTAGGGTCTGCCTTGCAAGCTTCCCAAAAAATCCAAAAGATTCTGTTTGCTTCACGAAAGTCTGGGTATCCAATGTCTATACTTGACCACTGTAGATACATATAGTGGCTACCACTGATGTAAGTCTTTTCTCCATTGTTCATAAAGAACATTCCTTCTTCCCTTCGTCTGAACTCCTCCTCAATGTAATCGATCCACTTCTCCTTAAACGGAATTGGCATATCGTTCCATTGAAATATAGATTGGATCTTGGCAAGTTCTGACGGGCATTCCTTTCTTTCCCAATGCTGATCAGGCTTCTTTGCGCTTCTCGACATTACTTTTGTTGGGGCAGGAGGAAGTGCAATCTTTAGTCCTTCGATTTCGTAGATGTCACCTATCTGACCGGTCTTAGATATTATGACAAGGTCGTGCGCCTCGCTATACCCATAGTACCAAGTTTTATTCGAGTTCTTTTTTAATAGCGTCTTGTTATCAACGTAGTCTACTAGAACCCTGTACAGGCTTTCTTGAGTTTCTTTCCGCAAATCCTTGTGTATTGTCCACCTTGCTTGCGCCCGTGGATGATTGACTTATTCTAATTGACTCCTCTTCCTGTTCGATCTTGGATAGTATTTCAAACGCATCGAAGATGGCTATCTTCTTTGTCATTGCTACATTCTTTAGCTTATCAGCTGTAACCCCACCATCATCATCATCAGCTTGAACTCCTCCCAAGGATACCTTGTCCTCGGCAATCTTTACAAGTTCGTCGATAGCCTTCTTACCAGCCTCTATGATCCTTCTCTTTGTATCTATGTTGTAGCTCATAGCACCATCGTTATTTGATGATCAAACATTCGGTACATCTTCTTGCCATCGACAATAAAAGTGTACTCGCTTTCGGGTTTGAAGCAAACAATAGATCCGCTGGCAACGCCCTGAGACTCTAGGTATGGGTTTGAATAAACCATACGCCCCATCAATGGCTCCTCGGTTGTCATCTTCTTTATGTAGGAATCCCTTGCCTCGATTGGCTCAACAAAACAGTACCTATCGTAAGCGTTCCATCCGTTGTCATTGAAGTACATAAAGAACTGGTCCTGTTCAATAAAGAATAGGTCATCCCGAAAGAAGGACTTGCCGCTTCGCTGCCTTCCCTTCATATCGTTGTAGTACTTAAAGGTATTGTGATGTACAAGAAGAATGTCCCCTTGCTTTATGGGACCGGTATAGCCGATTGGAAGAGCCTCAACAACAGCTAGTCTATTTGAAAACCTATGATCTTCCTCTGATGTGCTGGTGATGAACTCGATCCCACCGACATCCTTAGTGTTGTTGTACCTCTTTCCATCCATTGGCTTTGCAATGAAATAGAATGGAGACTTCATTAAAATTCGATATTATATTCAATTGAAATTGGAACTCTATTGGTAAACTCTTTCCACAGAGCAACCTCTTGCTTTTCATTCATAGCATAGATCCTATAGGATTCCTTCTGCTCGTTATAATTTATCTCGTGGATCTCATTAGAATCACCAATTATCTTCTGACCAACAACGTAGTGCATTGCGTTCTTGTAGTCAGAACCTATTGATATTTTCCTTATGTGAGCCAATCTTTATTAGACCTTATTTACTGTAACTATAACACTTGGTGTAGCAGGAGAGGGACCGCTTGCCGCATCGTGTACTAGAGATATGTTAGTTGACGTAGCCGCAAACATAAGATGAATAAAGTCTCCTGCGTTGACATCTATAAAGTAATTCCAAGCAGCCATCGCGTGATTAGTACCACCTTGAAGTTCTACTTTTCCATTGGTATCCGGAACATTATCCGCAAGTATAAGCCCGTTCTTTCTTAGCCAAAAGCTTGCAGTTTGAGATGAGCCTGCTGCGTTTTCTAATTGAGCTGAGAACACTACATTATAAACGCCTGCGTGAGCAAACGTAATTCTAGTCAGATTAGCCCCATCACTAGTGATTGACACTCCATTAGTTGCAGCCACATCTGTAGAGCCAAGTATAATGGCTTTCGCTGTATTTGGTGCTGTGAGAGTTTGGTCTACAAGACTGTAGAACGAACCTCTGTACGAAGTGAACGCAGCTTCAGCATCTTCCCAAAGTACATTTCCTCCAGTAGCTGTAAGGACTTGACCTGGAGTTCCTATTGAAGTGTTGCCATCTGTAATAGTTCCTAGAAGTTTAATATCGGTATTAGAAACTATGTTATCTACAGTTATAGTTCCTGTAAGATTAATATCTTCAATAGCCGTATTGTTTGCGTCAAGAATATTTTGAAGACCAAGGCTAGTCCATTTAACTGTATTAGATGCTGTAGCTGTAAGGACTTGACCAAGCGTTCCATTATTTCCTAAAACATCTTTTAAATAAGATGTCAACTGAATACCTTGAGTAGCAATATTTCCTTGCCCAAGAACATAATCAAGGTCAACAGTAGTCCAAAGTGTTGTAAGAGTACCACCGGTGGTAACTAAGAGTTGACCGTTTGTTCCGGCAAATCCGGTGGAGTCATAAAGAGCAGCCTGTACCCATAAATTTTGAGTAGATATTTGACCGACTAAAGTCAGGTCCTGTGTAGCTGAATTGTTTGCATCAAGAATCTCTTGAATACCGATAGTGGTCCATTCGGTTGCTGATGCAGTAGACATTAGCAGCTGTCCGTTTGTTCCGTAAGAACTAGCAGAATCCTCAAGAGTTCCACCTACAATAAGAGCTTGAGTTGCCTCAACGGTAGGTGCGCTTAAAGATGCTGAACCTGTAAGGGTTATGCTATAAACTGAAGAGTTTCCTTGTTGAAGAACGGCAGTAAGGTCAATAGTATTCCATCGTGTATCTGTACCTGTGGAGGTTAGTGCTTGACCATACAGTCCAACAGAAGCTGCTCCATCTACAAACCTTCCGGTTAAAACTATCTTTCCAAAACTTGCGTTTGGAGAAGTGATTATGTTTGCACCACCTAAGATAGTAATGTCACCCGTTAGACTAATGTCTTGAGTCGCTGAGTTGCCAGCATCAAGAACCTCTTGAAGTGTATTAGCAGGCGCTAATGACTGAATAAATGCAGCGATGCTTCCAAGTGTGTAGTTCTTGGTAGCGTTCATATTATCAGCGTCCGTTCCTATTAGAAGGTCTGATGCTGATAGCGTTGCGTCTATCGGGTAGGTACTAATCTTAGCCATTTTCTTTTTTCTCGGTTATTTCGCCAGTCTGAATGTTGATAACAGAATTCATTCCGTACTTACCAATCAGAGCTTGCTCGTTTTTTGCAAAGTCTACTTTAAGATCATCAATCTCTTTAAGCAGCGACTGCTTCTTGAGTTCAAGATCGCCAAGCGCCATCTTAGAGTTGATGAATGTTGTGTTCATAGCTTGAAGCATACTTAGTTCTTCAGCTGTAACCTTCTTTTTGTCTGATACAATTTCCATTTTATTTGATTTTTGATTTAACAAAGATAGTATATTATTATTGATTGCGCTTTACTGCGCTTCCAAAGTAGTATCCGAAGATTGATAGGACAACACCCTCGCATATACCGATAAGATGTATCCATATCTCCTTATTCTCCTCAGGAACCTGTATGTACACGATAACATAGATGATAAATAGGAATGTTCCTAGCCCGATAACACCGGTTAGGTTGAACAGGAAGTCAAAGCTTCTAGTTTTGGAGACTTCAATCTCTCTGTTCCTAGCCGATTCACGATCAGCAACCTCTAACGCATACAATTCCTTCAATTGCTCGTGAGCATACTTCTTATCATCGGAAGACATCGTTGATTTGTCAATTAAGTTCTTGACAATTCCAAGAACCCCATCGTCGGGTAGTAAATCCCCTACCGTTTCCAGGATTGCAGGTGACTTTTGCTTGAGCCACACCCCAACCTTGGTGTCCCTAAACTTTTTTCTCTCTTCCATTGCTATTTAATTTCAAAGTGCATCCAATCCATATCCTTTTCTACGCCCAAAGAAATAAATCCGTGCTTGTAGAAGATATCTATCATTGGTTTGTACTCAGGACGAGCGAATCTAGCGGTGCGCTTTGTTTCTCTCAGGGTATTTCTAGCAGGATCGAGGTCAATCGCTATACCCCAAGAGTGCATTGACCAAGATGAGCCGTTAATCTTCTTTCGGTAGTTGAAGCAACCGCCAAATAGATCAATCCCTAGCTCCTTTATCTTATCGTATCCGTAGTGAGCAAGCAAATCATTGAACACGTTGCTAAGATTATTAGCAATAAGCTCGTGACAGCGCATTTTTTCTACAGTAACATCCGTATCCCAGGCAATTCGCATAGGGTATGGGAGTGGTATTGTAGTTAGGTAACCTGATCCGGTTGGATTTGGGGTTCCGTATCGCTTTGTTGCTTGCTGAGTTGTCATATTACCTAGGCTTATTGGTCCTCAATACTCTCTCCGTTCTCATCGTCGAGCTTATTCAGTCTCTTTACGTAGTAGACTATCGCGAATACGCCAGTGATTATAGCTATTAATCCTGAAAATGCAGAAATTATAGGCTGAAGTTCCGTTGCCTTAGAGGCTAAGGCAGAAACTACAGAGGTTCCTGCTGTAGCTGCGGCAATTGAGTCTTGTAGGTCGTGCGTATTGTTCATCTTAGATAGGCGTTGTCACGTACTGCATAAGCACGTCTATGTCTGTGAATGTTATTTTGTCTATAACCATAGTCAAGTCCATAAGTATGATTCCATCTGCGGTCTCAAATAGCGCTTGGCTATCAGAGACTCCCTCATATCCAAGAGGGGGGAAGTGAACGTAATTAGAAGCAAATGTGTAGAACCTTCCGCTCTCACACAATAGCCCCGTTGATGTTTTTATTAGGTTCATAGTAGCGCAATTGTGAATCCAGTTTGAACAACTGAATCGGTTAAGCTTACATTTTGGGTGGTAAACAATATGTATTGGTTAATCCCCCAATTGATATTTGTAGTGGCAACAGTTTGATTCGTGAACGCATCGTCGGTATGAGCGGACGAGTTTGTAGGCATCGTCTCTGTACTTGTTGTAGACTTAAAAAATAATTCTCTTTTCATTTGTTGCCCTAAAAAACCAACACCAGCGGTGGTAGCTACTCCTAATTGAAGCGCTCCTGTAAGAGATGGTGTTGTATTTACATAGATGCCGATTGTGTATGTACCTCCCGTCCCTGTTTTTCTAGTACGTTGACGAATGGTTGCTGCTATATTCTTTACTCCAAATGTACCGGCAGGAATTAATTGAGAGCGCATTATTGTTAATGCACTAGTTCCCGTCACAGCAGTAGCATCAGTGGTGAGACCAACACTATAAAGTCCTGATATGTCAGCTGTCGTAAGGGTTTTCCAAAACAAATCATAATTTGAGTTGGTGTTTTTTGCAAGCACTTGACTCGCTGTTCCTCCGGTAAGCATACCTCCCTTTGCAGTACCTAATACTCCCGATAGGTTATTAAGAGTTAACGCTGTTTCTAATTGAGCGAGAGTAAGTCTTATGTTGTCATTTAGCACAGAGTCATACCCCACTATAAATCCCGTTGCGGATATAGTTGCTGCGGTAAACTGTGAGAATTTTACATTTGCCATTATTGTTCTGGTATCATTAAGTTATCACCTTGAGTAACTAGTAAGTCTATTCCATTTTCTTTTACAAGATAGATAACATCGGGTTCTGATCCGGACGGAGGTCCAGTCATAGTATTCACAATAGCTATCATTAAAGAGCTTTCCATATTACCAGAGCGCCACGATATTTGTTGCTGTAGTATTGCTCGCATTAACACCTAGGACTTGAACAGGAATAAACTGCCCTGCAGTTACCCCGTTAAGAATAATGGTATCACCGCCAACTGTTCTTACAGAAAGATTGCCTGCTCCACCAACGTAGAGAACGCATCCGTTGTTTCCGGTCTTATCGAAAACCAAGTACTTCTTACCTGATGCAGCAAATATTGCAGCGCTACAAACAAGTTGTGTTTCGCTTACAATTGATGATACAACAGCGCAAGTTCCATCGGTTGTATTGTAGATGATATCACCTACGACAACGCCTCTTGTAATGAACAATGCCGCAGTATCGATCAGGTTTAATCCACCGCCACCGGTAGATGTGTTTGTACTTTGCGATTGTTTTGTTGTTCCTGGAAATGGAACGTCAACTGTATTGCTTGTGATTACAGCTATTCCTCTTCCTGCTTGTAGCTTTTGGTATGCCATCGTTTTTATTTGTTATTGTATGGGAACAATCTGTTTAAAGTGTCCTGTCTTTCAGGGCATCCGCAAGGAACGTCAATGGCTTTCGATACAGTGTCAACAATCTTCTTGACACCCGTAGCCTTTGTAACCTTTGCGAACGTATCGCCTAGACCTCTGCTTTTACCTGATTGAATCATAATTATCTTAGAGTTTCTTTTTTCCAATCCACTTGACCCTGTCTGCCATCAGAATAAACTTTATGCCGATCTTGGTCAGAATTTTACTTATGCAAATGTACATATCTATTTCCGTATCCGTTTCATCAAACTCTTGATACTCGTCTTCCCATACCAACCCTTGACTTCTCTGCTTTCTTAGAAGCTAGTTTCGCAGGTGATATTTCAGATTTCGTTTTAGGAGTAGATGCTGAGACCTTCTTTGTCGGTCTACAGTACTCGTTCTTTCCACCGGCTCCACACGCACTTCCTGTTCGTGTGTCTACCCACTTCTCCTTCTCCCATCGCTTGAGCGATGTTCCCTCTTCGCCTTTTCTCACACTGCCCGAAGCCTTCCTGCACTTAGCAATTGCTTGTGACGCTCTTGCCGATGGGAAGACATCGTACTGTGCCTTTACTTTTTTGTAGCAAGCGTCCTTCATTTCTTTTTCTTTTTAGACACCTCGCTTACGTTCCCCTTGAGAAACTTCATAGGTCCATCTAAAGATTTCTTAGACTCGTACTTCGCTGCTTTTTTTATTATCTTCTTCATCAGTACTTTCCCTTCTTTGATTTTGGACTGCCCTGCGTATCACCGCCTGGACCTGCCCATAGTTTTTTACAGGACCAGTACGCAGCGGTCAACTTGTCGTTGGCTGTATCGCACTTGTGCCTTGCTTTAAATGACTTCCGTGCCGCTGCCGAATAGTTGTGACCATAGCCCTCAGCCCCGAAGTGAATTAGTTTTTCCTGCCCGTTAGCGCAAGCCTTAACCATCTTCTTCTTCCCTGGTCTATCCGAAGCAACGACACGGTTGCATTTCATTGTAGATTTGGTTGCCATTTAGCAAGCCTTTTTTCCACCTTTCATCATTGGCTTTTTAGAACCCTTTGCCATTGGCATAGCTTTCTTCGCGCTCTTAGCCATTGGCATAGCCATAGCTTTTTTTGAACCCATTGCTTTCATTGCTTTAGATTTTGCTGTTATTGATTACTGACCATACAATACCGATGAGCGTAACTGCAGCTCCTGAGAACTCAGCAAGTGTTGACTCGTCGATAATTCCTCGCGTAACTAGTACACCACCTAGGAATGTTAGAGTGTGTCGGATGACACCTAGGATTTGTTCTTTCTTTTCCATTTGTCTATTTGTTATTTTTTATATGATGCAGCTTTCGCTTTAAGCTTCTGCGCTTTTTCAGCTTGTCTAGCAGATTTATTGAGTTTCTGACTAGCATACGCTACAGCATTAGAAGTCCCTGCCTTGCTTGTCTCGTCATAATTCAAAGCATCTTGTGCCTTGCTCCAATTCTTCTGCGCTCTTCCCATAACTCTTTCAGCGCGATTGTTCAACCGCTCTGATTTACCCTTAGACGTATTGTCCGAAAAGTTTGCTAGGATCGAAGATGTCTTCTTAGTCTGTTGACTAGGATTAGAAGAAGTCTTCATTGAGATTCTTTCCATTTTGATTTGTTATTTTGTAACGAATTGATTTTATCGTTTGCTCTTAGGACGCGAGTACGTTCCGTCTGAGTTCTTTACTGTAAATCCTTTTGATGCCGCTCTTGCATCTTGAGATGCGCTAGAGCCTGCCTTAGCACCTGCCTTAGCACCTGCCGCAGCACCTGACACAGCCTTAGGACCTGCCTTAGCACCTGCCGCAGCACCTGCCTTAGCACCTGCCGCAGCACCTGACGCAGCCTTAGGACGCGAGTATGTTCCGTCTGAATTTTTTTGTGTAAGTCCCATCTTTGCCATTGTCGCATCGTTCTTAGCTGATTTTGCAGCGGCTTCTCTTTCATTCATTCTTGCTACAAAGTTTGTTGGGATAGAAGATGTCTTCTTTGTTTGCTGAGTTGGATTAGCAGCGGTCTTCATAGGGATTCTATTTGACTCTAGCGGCTTCCCAGTTGTTGTTTTCTTAGCCATCGATTTTTGTTTTTATTATTTAGAGTTACAAAGATATGTATTTTTGTAATAAATTAAATTCAATGGAATCATATCAATACGATTACTTAAAGTACTGGCGTGTAGTGCGCCAATTCATCAAAGTAAAGTACAAGCTAACTCAGTCGGATCTAGACATCCTGCTGTTCCTCTACTCAGAAAAGTACTTCAGCAGGGAGGACTTTGCCGGATACAACACCCTAATGGGATGGGACCCAAACAGATTCAACAGGCTGCTCAAGGACGGATGGATCGTTGTCTTCAGGAACCGCAACAGCCACACCAGGGCAATCTATGAGACAAGCTACAAGACCAAAGCAGCTATACGGTCCCTCTATAAAAAACTAAACGGGGAAGAAATCCCCGTCAGTCCAAGTAATAACCCAATGTTCTTAAAGCGTGTTCCCTACACCGACAAGGTGTTTAGACACTACATCAAGGGAATGAATGCCGAGCTTAGAAAGATCCGTCAGAAAAACTCTGAGGACAAGGCTAGGCAGGACGAGCTAGAGGACTAGCACCACGTCACGCTCCTTGATGATTGTCATCTGCTCACCATCGATCAGCATAGTAAACGACTGCGCCTTCTCGTAGTAGATCTCCTCGCCCTCCTTGATGAAGGGAACCTCTGTGCCTGGGCTAACCACCACACCACGCTTGTAGCGCATTTGGTTGGAGTCCTCGGCTGAGAGCAGTAGTCCCGATGCTGTTGTGATCTCTTCGTCAACGACTCTGATCACTATATTTTTTCCAATTGCTTTCATCTTGATTACAGATTTGTTGTCTCGTACGATCTAGCCATTGTCACGATCGCGTTTGTGGACAGGATAGTTACGGCTACGCTAACTGCGTTTTGAATCGCGCTACGTGTAACCTTCAACGGGTCAATGATCCCCATCTGAATTAGGTCACCCATCTCTCCGGTCTTCACGTTCATCCCGTGTCGTGGCTTATCTCCTAGATAGGGATAGACCGTATCGAAGTCATACCCCGAGTTTTCAAGGATCTGTCTACACGGCTCGAGTACCGCATTGAGGACAATTGTCTTGGCAGCAGCCATCTCCTTGCTATCAGTATCTTTGATCGGTATCAACAGCTCAGTGTTAACAAGTGCCTTGCCACCGCCTGGAAGGATCCCCTCCTCGATAGCGGAACGCACCGCACACACCGCATCGTCAATCCTATCGTATAGCTCCTTATGCTCAAGGTCTGTGTTACCACCAACGTAGATCACTCCGATCCCTCCCGTCAGGGAGGCGATTCGCTCAAGCAAAAAGTCCTTGTCGCTTTTCTTCTTTGCGTTCGCATAAGCCGCACGTATCTGCTCAACTCGCTCCTTGATCTCGTCCTCCTTGCTCTTCAGCTCGGACTTGATGACAACCGTCTCCGATTTCCCAACGATGATCTTTGCAGCGTGACCTAGGTCCGAGAAGTTAATGATGCTCAAGTCATCACCGGTCTTCTCCGAGAAGTACGTTGCCCCAACGCTCACCGCGATGTCGTGCATCAGCTCGTGCTGGCGATAGCCAAAGGATGGCGGTTGGATGACGCAGATCTTAATTTTATTTTTCACCACGTTAGCAGCCAAGGTGTTCAACACGTTCGCACCACACGGAGCGATGATGAGTAGCTTCTTCCCCTCCTGAATGATTGGCTTGAGTATGCTCTCGATCTGCAGGACGTTATGTATCTCGGCATCCGATACCAACACGAACACGTCCTCAAACACACACTCGTCCTTCTTCTGGTCGTTGATAAACATCGGTGACGAATAGCCACGCCCAACCTTAACTCCCGTTGTGGTCTCAGCGTACGTATCGTCGTTCTGAGATCGCTCTATAGTGACAACACCGTTACGTCCCACCTCGCGGTACACGTCCGAGATTATCTTACCAATCGACTTGTCATTGTTCGCAGAGATTGTAGCCACGTCAAGCAGCGTCTTGTTGCTGACCTTGATCGATTGCTTCTTGAGATTGTCCACCACTAAGCCCGTCACCTCCACCATATCTCTCAGCACCTGCGTTCTGTTCAATCCATTACTAATCCACTTCGCCCCGTTTGTAACAAGAGCCTCCGTCAAGACAATCGCAGTCGTTGTACCATCACCGGCATTAGTAGCCGTTCGGTCCGCAGCCTCCTTCATAATCTTAACCGCAAGGTTCTCAACAGGATCCAGCAAGTCAATTGACCTAGCCACCGTGACTCCATCCTTGGTTACGGTTATACCGTGCGTGTGATTTGGTGATTCGATAAGGACGGTGTTACCACTTGGACCAAGTGTACTCTTTACCGCCTTAGACATTTTTGCTACACCGGATAGAAGTTTCTCTCTAGCCGATTCATCGAAGTGTAAGTCCTTCGGAGAATAACCCATCTGTTCTGACATTTAATTTGATTTTAGTGGGACAAAGATAACATAAGAATCTGATCAAAACAAAAATGTCGAAATGACAATTTCTTCCTTCCCCTATTCTCTATATATATTCTATATATATATATATTTTTTATTAATCTAGTTTTACTTTAAAACTGTCATAATTGTCATAGAACTAATAATCAATAAGATAAGTTACATAATTAAAGCATAGCTATGACAGATAATTAGGAAAAAGAAAGGGAAGCCTTTGCCTCCCTCTCCCCACTATCACTAATTAAACACAAAACTAGGAGATGATCCCCATAGCCATTTCACGTACTTCAGCCTTCATATCACCTAAAGCGAATGCATCTGAGTACATACTAATCTTTTCCTGACGCTTCATTTCCTTTCTATTTCTAGCGGCTTCCTGAATGCCAGTTAATCCATTTGGGCGCTCATTAATGAGTCTGCCGTTAATTACTTTGAGTCCGTTCATTGTAGAGTTTTTACAAATATAAGACATATTTAGATGTTGGGCTATATAGCGTTTTATATCGACCGACCCCCAATCCGAAAGCGATCCTAATCAAAGGGTGGGGGTGTGAAAAGCAAAATTTCTCTGCTACTTTTTGGCGATTCCGTTTGCTGCTGTGCTGCTGCTGTGCTGCTGCCGTCTCTGTTGCTGTCAACGTTTCGCTGCCGTTCCCCGTCTCCGCTTTGCCCGTCTCTCTGTGCTGCTGCCGTTCCCCGTTTTGTTTCACGTGAAACAATTCCCGTCTCTTCGAGGAGACGAATCTTGTCACTCAAATTTTGTGTGCTAATAATTTTAGCATAAAAACTGGCGAGCATATGAGGGGGGTGTATGCGTCACTGATACAGCATAAATACGTCACTGATACGGCAGTAGTAGACCTTGGATAAACTCAAACTTTTTGCGCCATTACTCTAAAAACTCGCTTTTTTGCCCGTCTCTTTTTGCTAAGGATCTTAGCATTTCTTAAACTTTGGTCACAGAATGCATTTTATTGGGTACAAGTGGTTAAACAATGGGCACAGAAAGATGAAAAAAATAGTATCAATGAAGCATCACTGACATATCTTTGACGTGTCTTTTAAGGGAAGGTGAATCGTCACTGAAACACTAAAGGCTAAAAGGTTAACGATGTGCCTTGCTTATGCTAAACGGACGGGGAGTATGCATCCGACAAAATACATACAAAGGACTAGGTCATCAACCTACACATAGAAGTAGCTAACTGCTGAAAGGGTGTTACTTCCGATAAGATGACTACTCAGAAACGCGACGAGTATAAAGGCGAAATTCTTTGACATATTGGTATAGGACAAGTATAGGTGATGTGATGCGCAAAAAAGTCATACCCTAGGCAAGATAGGAGAACAGATGCATCTGTGACGATAATTCTGTAGAGTAGTTCGAGTCTACTCCTTGTCGCTAACTGTCTCATTAAAGAGACGCAATACAATAACAATTTAATACTTTATTCAAATGACAAACATTTCAAAAACAATCGCAAACACACTTGGTCTTGCGAAAATTCAAAAGCTACAAAAGGCAATCTCAAATGCATCAGACAAGAAATTTCAAGCGAGTTTGGAGTTAGCACCCTACGTTCTCAGCGCATATCGTTGGTATTCATCTGATGAAGGCAAAGCGCAATTGAAAGCGGAAGGTATTAAATGGAAAGTAACTGACTTTTCGATGGCAATCTTCGGATGGGAAAAGGCACAATTGCACAGAATGAAGGATGCAGGTTTAATCTTGGAAGAAAACTCTGCGCTTGTGGAAGACTTCATTAGCCAATGCGACAAGCTAAAATCAGAGGGAAAACGTGTGGAAAAGTCAATCAAAGGTCTGCTAGACTTCGCTGATGGAAACAAGGCAGAGACAAGCGAAGGTGACGGTGACGGTGACGGTGACGAAAGCAAGAACACTGTTAAAGAAAAGGTATCCGACATAATGAACTTCTCATTCAGAGCGAGCGCTTTGGATATGGGTAAAAACGTCTCTTTGAGAATAGACTCAGAAGGGAAGCAAATCACTACGAACACAATCGAAGAGATTGAGCAAGCATTCGCATTCTTCAAACTAAACTTTACAAAATAACCGTCTCTTCAAGGAGACATAATACCAAATCGATATGAAAACATTCGCTCTTATCTCATCACTAGCTTGTCTGATAGCTAGTGCATTCATCGGTGACCTACTACTATTCGGAATCTCAGTACTGTCACTGTTCAGTTCAATCTTTCTAACCTTTCAAAAATCAAAGTAACCGTCTCTTTAAGGAGACAAAATACCAAACTCAAAATGGCAAACACATTCACAGTTAACATCTACCAAGAGAACGTCCTAAGAAAGACGTTCTCTGAGCAGAAATCAGACATCGAAGCATTCGGATACCTAATCAACAAGCAACATAATTCCATCAACAGAGCATTGAGATTCGATGGATGGGAAGTTGAAGTTATAAACGAACAGACCTTGGAGAAATACCATTGGTCAAAGACTTACAGCACACCGTCTATTCGAAGAGACGAAAACCTGGAAATTTAATATGAGCATCTACAGAAGACCATCACACCTAGCAGAGGAAAGTATTTTGATTCGGGCAAAGTTCGAGTCAGAATGCTCTCTGACGGGAGAAAAAATTCACATCGGTGATGAATGCCTATGGGATAGGGCATACGGAAAAGTGTACGCAAAGTATACATCCTACTACAATAACTACGTATCAAATCAAATCAAACAGAATACATTATGAGACAGACCTTAGAACAGATTATGGTATTCATCGCTGTAGCAATGGCGATAGCAGTATCAGTCATCATCGTAATCACAATCACGGATACGATTGACAAGAACAATGAACGTAAGCTAGAGCAATGCATCGAGAAGACTGACGGCAGTGATATCGAATGTGAGAGATGCTTCTATGAAGTTTATGGAGTAAAACCTAATGACCTATACTAAGATGAAAAAACTAATCGCACTAGCAATTGCAGTCATCGTACTAGCATCTTGCACAAACAGTAAGCACACACTTAATCACTCGCACTATTCAAAGTCCAAGATGTATGGACAAGATGGATGCGCTTGGCACAAATAAACCGTCTCTTCAAGGAGACATAAATCAAAATCAAGATGGCAAAAATAATCTTAGCACTATACATCCTATGCGGAACGGTAGTTGAAACCGACCAAGGGTACACCATTGTCGAAGAAGGCATTGACTATGCTTGCGAAGGAGAAGTCCTCAAATGGATAGAGACAGGAGAGTTTAAGTACGATGACTTTCTATGTGACTGCGAATAAAATAATAACCGTCTCCTTAAGGAGACACAAAACTGGAAATTTATTATGAGAAACATTAATGAAATTGCAATGGAGATTGCAAGCGATTGGAAGAACGTAAACTATGGCGCTGTTCCTTACCTAGAAGTGATGTTCAATCTTCGAACTATCAATGATAAGTACTACGATGATGACGCGAAGACCATCATCATCTACTTCCTTGCGAATGCATCCACTTGGAGAGGAGAGACAGCAAAGAGAATCAAAACAGAACTAAAACAAATAATCAAATGATTGACAATACAATGTTTACTGTAGGACATTTCATCAAATGTGACGAAGTGTACTTGATTGGCGGTGATGGTGAACCAATTGGAATGGTGACTAGTATCGGAAGTGTTAACGTACACGTTAGGATGTACGAATCAAAGCGAATCGTTGCTATGAAACCGACAGAGTTATACCTTGGTAAGGAATGGCATAGCTTTAATCAGAGTTACACCATAATAAAGGACGGCATAACTTCTCGGAAGATTGTCTGATCAAAAAACAAACCGTCTCCTTAAGGAGACACAAATCAAATCAAGATGGCTAAAGAAAAATTAGAATACAAAATATTAAAAGACTTGTGTGCAGAATTAGATGAACAAGCACGAGAGTTAATTGATTATGGAAACTCTAAAGATTC